GAGCCTTATCTCATACATATTCTTTCAGTATATCTCGTAATCCACCTAAGAAGCGAAATTCTATTTTAGTTTCATCTAAAGCATATTCTTTTTGCTTTCTCCAAGCACTCTCAGGGTCATTTTTAGCTGGAGTATATGCTTTTTGTTCTGCCATCGTTGGAAAGTAAATCTTAGGAGCATGAAACTTTACCTGGGCAATCTTTTTTGGATTCATAATTCCATACTGAATACTATCTGCCAGAAGGGAAATAAAAAAGGAAAGAGGAACCATTATTCCATTCATATCCATCATATGAATCGATCTTGCGCCAACATCTCTTTGAATTTCCCCAATTGTTTGATGGTCGTCAAATAAAAAATAAGCTATTTGTTTAGCAAACATCTGAGACAAAACTTCTTCATCAATCAATCCATTTTCCTTAGCCAGCGCGCCCTCTCCTAGTTGCAAAGCCATGCCAACTAAGGTTCTAGCATTTTTGACTATTGGAGCAAGTACATCTAATGTAGTGCGTGCGCTTATATTTTTTGCGCCATAACCACCAAAATAAGTTTCAAATTTTTTATTTAGTGTATAGTTTTTATCTGTTGTATAAATAAGGAACCCATCTTTCAGATTACTAAGCTTTTCTCCTAATTCATTGAAAGCTTCTATATGCTTTTTCATACCTGAACTTCGGGCTTTTTCTAAAGTCTCCTCTATCAGGGCTGGGTCTATTCCAATACTCATTATATTATCTGCTGAAACTGAAGTCGCGCCAGATGAGCCAGTATGAAAATTCTCAACCCGTATATTTTTACCTTTTGCTAGTTCTCTCCCAATTTCTCCTTGTATAGTATCAACTAAATGTTCAAAAAAGATGCCAGCCTGTTGAGACCCTTTATTATTCCATGACTTCTCAATCTCTGAACGACTCAAACCATTCTTTAGTTGTTTGAAATCATTACCAGTTAGCTGACTTACTAAGTATTCTTTGACCTTATCAAGATTATATGCTTGATATACTTTTTGAGCAAGGCTTCCTGCTGTTTGCAAGTCTCTAATTTTGGCCAAAAAAAGACTATACGCATTCTGCATTTCTTCGGGCATTGACTTCAACTCATTCTTAGCCGAAAACATCAGCTCTAAACTTCGGACAATAATATCTGACATATTATCGTCAATAACTTTTCTGATATATTTCCCCGTTTCTTGTGGTTTATTCAAATCAGTATGTTGAGCAATATCTTCTGCCATTTGAGGCCACTTTTCATCCCAAACTTTACTAAAATAGGTAGCAAAAAAACTAAAGACTCCTTTAGCACCATTAGAATTCTTTATAAGAAATAAATTTCTTTCATAAACTTCTTTTAGATTCAGGCAGCTATTATAAGTATCTATTAGTGATTTTACTTGAGTTTTGTCATCCCAATCAACAACAACATTTGCCTTGAATACTGTGTTTAGCAGTCGTTGTTCTTTTTGAGCTTCACTTTTCGCCATTCGACGAAGTGCTCCTACTGATTGCTGGGCTCCTATATAACTAGCTCCTACTGACTGAACTCCATCTGTAATAGCCTTTATCAAATTTCTATTTGCAACTGCTAATTCTGGATTATCATCTATATCAGTCTCTAATCGTTTATAATAAACATAGCAATCAGCTAACGTTTTGTTTCTATCTAATACTTCTCTAAATTTACTTGGTGTAGCCATACTTTATCACCTAAAAAATTAGGGAGAGCCGAGGCCCTCCCCATATATTATAAACAGGAAAACTCCTGGTCAATCTAGTAGATCTGCCATGCGTGCGACCTCTGAGCGCTCGGACTTCTCTAATTTTACATACCCAAAATTTGGATTACCAGCCAATCTTTCAATCATAATTTCAAGACCCTGACTTTTCTCAAAAGAACTTCTGTCTCTCTGCTTGATATCTCCATCCATCCAAAGCTGAGAACCTTCATCGATACGACCCATTATTAGTTGAATATGCTCTTTTGTCAGATTTTCACTTTCCATAGAATAGAGAATGGAATTGCGAATACTACGCCCACGTAAAAATCCGAGAGGAATGACTTCAAGACGGCCAGTATCAATCAAACTTTTTAGCCCTTCAATTCCTCCACAGTGGTCGGCCATCGGCATCACATAAGGAAGAGTCTTCGCGAGTTCATCACCGGGAAGCGCGCCAAGTGCGTCTGTATCTCTTACTTGGATATTGTTTCGAATAAAAATAATTTTTTCGAATTTATTTTTTTGAAGAGCTTCCATCATTCCCTCGACCATAGTAAAGGTCTTGCCACTACCAAATGGACCTGTTATAAGCTTGATTGGGACGTCGCTATGAATAAGGTCCATGGCACATCTTTGCTCAGGATTTCGAGGTTTCATTACTCCACAAAATTGACTTTCAAAAACTGGATAAGAAACCCTTTCAAGCCAGCCATTTCTTTTCTTATAAAAATCAATAGCTTCATACTCATTATTTTCAAGAATCAAGTACTGATTCTCCCTTAGTCTATCTGCAAATTTATTAGGGTTTTCGTAGAACCGCGCGAGGTCATCATTTTCTGGCAAAAAGAAGTAGTAAATTCCAGTATAACTCATTGTGCCTCCTTAGATTAGGTCATAAATAGAAGTAATAATTCCATCATAAACTTTTTTCTCTACACATTTCTCAGCACTCAAATACCAGTCACTTTTCATTTTTTCTTCTACTTCTTCTTTATCAAAAATTGTGCGTTCGATAATAATCTCTGAAAGTTGCGCGACCTGACGTTGGTATTCATCGAAGAAAGATTTTAACTCCTCAAACGATCCTCCGGCGCCTTGGCAACTACCTTTATGAAAGAGAACTGTTGAATTTTTTAGACCATAGCGTTTATGACAAGCTAATAGAATCATAGCGGAAGCACTATATGCCTGGCCCATATTTATCCCAATAATAGGAGTAGCCGAAAGTCGAATTAGGTCATAAAGAACTCCTAATACATCTAATGAACCTCCAGGAGAGTGGATAAGAAGCTTGATGGGTTTCCTTTCTCCGATAGGAATATCCTTATCTTCCCGATTCCATTTCAGAATATAGTGAGCAAGATTTAGAGTGTAGGCGCTAATTTCATCACTAATCCAAAAAACTCTTTCATCTAAATCATGATAAAAAGCCAAAAGAGTTTCATCCGGCAATGAGTAGTTCGCGCTTTCCGGAATCTGGACTAAAGGTAATACCATCTGCTCTTCACATCTCTTCATAAAAAATATCCTCCATAGGATAGATTTTTCCTTTCTACTCAAAAGTAGATTTTTCTATCCTTTTTTCTACTAAGTTAATCTTTATCTATAAAAAGAGGGTCGGCGCCGTATAGGTTCCGACCCATTAGTTATGAATTATTCGTCAAAACCAATAATATTGAATAGACTACGAAAAGCACTACCAATATCATAATCTCCATAATCCTTCCAATAATTTCTCAGTAGCTTATTATAAGCTTCTCTGGCTTCATCAATTTCTTGAAGGCGCTTTTCCTTCTCTGCCTTTAGCTTGGTTAGACGCTCAGCCTCTTCGGCCTCTTTCTTCTTCTGTTCATCGAGCTTCTTCTTATAAGCACATTCAGCGCTAATTAGCTCTTCCTGGGTATCATAAATCTTCTTTAGTGTTTCCGAATAATACTTCATACTAAAAATCCCTTCTTTTATAAAATAAAAACTAAACAACTTGATTATAACCACAAGGCGGACCTTCGCCCTACCTCCATAACTTTCTGATATATTCAACCAATAGGGAGACAAGTCTGACCCATAGAGCCGTCGCTCTATAAGTTCTTGCCCCGATACAAAGTATCAATTCCTATGTGAGATTGGTTACTCACACCTTTCACTAACCATTCAGAAATTTCAATAATAATTTCTTTTTCCACAAGAGTCTCTGCTTTTAGCTACTCGGACTTTGACCTCATCTTATAGATATGTTTCCATACCATCACAGCAAACTATCTTGTTGGTCTTTTCCAAGGTTTAGTATAGACGACCAATCTATACCCTTACTTGGATTCAGCTTACGCTTTTAACGCTTAGCTTTCTATTGCGATAGCGATGAGACAATGTTTTTATCAGCAATTACTTCAGCACCATTACCTCTAACAGCGGTTGGTTCAGCCTTCCGCAATCAGAAATTCTCACGATTCTCCGAAGCACATCTAAGCAAAGGTATCCCTCTGAATAGAAATGCGTAGTACGCCCGAAAGCGAAGGTAATGTCTCGGCCACATAGTCTTGTGTCTTCACCGAGGTGCCTTATTGTTATAATCAAGCTGTTTAGTTTTCAAAGTACAACCATAGGATTACTTTCGTTTTTATTTAGTATGCTCTCTACAAATGACTATGCCACATATCATCCAAACTAGACGCCGGTGGTAGTTTATCCTATAAATCCATCCTCTATGAGAGCCCACAGTTTATCTGGACTTGCGGGTCCATGGTTGCGGGCCGAGGGGATGCTCCTCGTCCTCAAGGTTTATGAGACCTGCGACTTAACTGTTTGTCCTGCCCGCGATATCTTTTTTAACTTTATGTATATATTATACATAAATTTTAGAAAAATTTCAAATTTTCAAGCCTACATGAGCTAGCCTCACTCCTCCTCCAATCCTTTCTGTACCTCGGCTTGGTAAATTTGAAAGTAAGACCAGGTCTCTTACGGGAGCGTGTCGGGACTAGTCACACCCAACTATACGGACTCTCGACCAATAATTATCCGCTTTGTATAGCATATTGCTATCGTCAACCAACTTTGTGCTGGATTTCTTATAAGCATTATCCTACTTTTTGCTTATGTAAGCCTCGTTCTCTTTTCATTGCTGTGGGTCAGCAACTTAGTACCTAGCGCTTCAAGCCGGGCTTTAGATGACCGAGAACCCCAATAGGTGGCTTGGTTGCGGAAGAAGGACTCGAACCTACATATCACAGTTTATGAGACTGTTGAGAAGCCTTTTCTCTATTCCACAATGGCGACTTGGATGGGACTCGAACCCACGACACCTTGATTAACAGTCAAGTGCTCTAACCTGCTGAGCCATATTCCTATGAATGAATAAATGAATAATAGTTTAACCAATACTTTTAAGTAACCGGCTCAAAAGTACCTTTAACTCCTGGTGGTTAGCCATTTGTTAAATCCAACTCCGATAAGCTTTTATACACTTACCCTGAAGGAAATTAGAAAAGAGTCTTTTAAGCCACCAGTGAATAGATAGTCAATCTACTCTAACGACCAGGTGACCATGCCGAGAAAGCCTCAAATTTACACAGGATACGTTCCACTGTCTGTGAGTTAGCACCACTAACTAGGGGGAAGTTTTTCGATGACTCCCAACGCCAGTTCTACTTGTCGCCACCGGAAAGGACCCTATTTTCTTCGTAAATAGGAAGCGGAAAGTTTATTCGAACTTTCTAAATAGTCTCTTTTTGACTAAGGGTGAGACAGCCCTTGGAGCAAGTAGTGGGAATCGAACCCACATCCTCAGTTTGGAAAACTGATATACTAACCTTTGTACGATACCTGCATCATAATCATATCTGTATAAATCATTGAGGCAAAGGTCTCTCACCTTTACGACTTACTCTGAATAATGTTCGCGACCACTACTCAACGACGGTGTACCTTAAATTAGTATTATTTTTAATCCCGTCTAAATAAGTTTTTCATTAAAGTTTTTCCTACAAGTTTTCTTTTTGAGTGGCTAATAATGGGACTCGAACCCAATGTTTCCGAGGTATGTCCCTCAGCGTCCTTCCTATTAAACGAATTAGCCTAACTTGTAACTTCCTACCCAACAGGTTGTACGGTCCTTTATATGGATAGTTTGTACACGAAGTTTATAACCTTAATGGCTCTTTACTCACTACTCAATGTTTTATACCATTTTTTATACTAGCTATTATTGTTTAATGGTAGCGCCGGTGGAATTCGAATCCACACTGTACGAATTTTGAGTTCGTCGTCTCCTGCCTATTGGACTACAGCGCCATATTTTCAAGACTAACAATTTTCTTTCTCCATCTTCCCAGGCGTATCTTTATAAATGGTGTTCCTATGGACGCTATCCATAGCTGGGGCTCTGTGTATATTGAACTACTTTTGTTCAAGAGGTGCCTGACTCCGAAAATTTGGAGGCTATATCAGCGCTAATATATCCTCACTATTAGTCTCACCCTCTGCGTTTTCACGGACTTGGGACCGTTTATGAACTTTTTACCCGGAGGCCGGGATCGAATCAACATGCATACCCAACACAAGGCTTGGCCAGTACAATGCTTAGGTTGTTCTACCCTTAAACTACACCGGATAACAGTCATAAGTCGCATTACGAGCTTGGTGGGAGAGGAATCTTCAAAAGAAAGGAATAAGTTTGAAGTTCCTCTCCCGACTTTCTATATATATATTATACTAAATATCTTGCGATTTTTCAAATTTTTGTTTATGCTTTTCTTTACGAGTATAAGACTTTTTGGATTTCTGAGGTACGCATTTCTTACGAATTGCAATCCATCCTTCGAGTTGGGAAGGAGTCATCTTTTTAGATGAATTGGTATTAGAATTCATTTCTTACTCCTTTCTCAACTTTATGTATATATTATATATTATTTTTAGAAAACTTTCAAGTTTTTATTCACTATAATGCTCTTCAGCATGACAATTCGCGCAAAGCAACATACACTTATCAACTTCTTTATAAAGCTTTTCAAGCGTAAAATACTCATTTAAATTTATTTGAGATACTGTAAATTCTTTTTCTTTAGGATTTAAATGATGAAAATGAAGGGCTCCTTCACATTTATTATATCCACATTTTTCACATTTTCCGCCCTTATATAAAATTAGTTTATGTTTAACTAAATGAGACATCCGTTTTAGTCTTTCATTTGAAGGCAAACCAATAGGAACACAATCATAACAATATCTTCTTTTTATATTGTTTGGAACAAAGATACTTCCACAAATTGGACATTCTCTTTTTTCTTCATTTAAATTAGTAAAAAGGTTAGATTTACAAGACTTTTTCCACAAGACTTAGTGGCCCCAGAAATTAAATGACAAGTTTGAACTTCTTTAAAATTTCCACAATCGCACTTGCATAACCAATAAGTCTTTTTATTTCGATTTTCAGCCTTTTTAATCGCAACCAAAGACCCAAATCGTTTATTAGTTAAATCTAATGCCTTTGGCACTTTTATCACCTACTATTTATATTTATATTTATTGGTCGGAATGGAGAGAATCGAACTCTCGATACCCATATTAAAAGTATGGTGCCTTACCACTTGGCCACATTCCGATATGGCGGAAGTAGAAGGACTTGAACCTACGACATCTTGCTTAACAGGCAAGCGCTCTAACCAACTGAGCTATACTCCCAAATGGCGACCCATACCAGACTTGAACTGGTGTCCTCTTGCGTGACAGGCAAGCGTGATACTCTTCTTCACCAATGGGCCATATTATACTCACACTCTTTGAGATTCTCTGTGAGTTGAACTACGAGATGCTTACTTTTAGACATATCCATGGATACATTGCCTATTAGTCTGATTATAGAGCAGTAATACATATAGAACTTTCTCACACTTGCTCTCTGGCGCCGGCGGAACGATTCGAACGCTCGCGAGTTTTTACACCCCTCTCTGTTTTCAAGACAGAACTCTTCAGCCACTTGAGTACGCCGGCATATTTATTTACTTCTGTTTTCGTAGCTTGCGCCGAACCTTACGAATAAGATTGGCATTTTCAACCGGATTGGTCATAAGACGCGCCAGACGATTTTCATAATGAAGCTTATCTCTCTGAATCATTTTTATTCTCCTCTCAACTTTCTATATATATTATATATAATTTTCTAACTTTTTCAAATTACATCTTGGTCTGTCGGGTCAGCGATTTCAACTCCCGCATAAACAGGAATATAATCTTCTGCAACACTTGCTAGAAAATAACAAACAGAAGTTTGGTGACGAAGGGTCTTCAACTCTTCTTTCTCTTCCTCAATTTGAGACTTATAATCCAAAATAGCAGAAATCTTCTCCTCCATTTCCTGTCCCTGAAAATTAGGAATAAGAGTAATCAAACTCTCCAATTTCTGGATATATTTTTTGGTGTCATTTGCTCTACTTTCAAGACGGGTGCCAATTTCACGAAGTCTCTCTGCCTTATACTCACAAATCTTTTCATAAGGAGCATGGAATTCATCATAAAGATAAGTAGAACGAGAATAGTCTTTGATAGGAATAAATTTCCCATCTGACTTCAAAAAAATATTTAGATATTGAGACATTTTATATCTCCTTTCTTACTTTCTATAAAAGTATATATTATTTTTATAGAAATTTCAAATTTTTAGTGGCAGGGAGTAAAGGTAACGCTCCTTTTTCTATCGGGTCAAAGCCGATTGTGTCCACTTGTCCACTAACTCCCTATATAAAAGAGGGATAATACTTTTCGTATTATCCAAATTTTACTTTGTGCTGTGTCTCTTCTGGTCATATTCAGACTCGAAAATCAAATCATCAATATCCATAAACATTCCTCCTTTTCAAAAAATAAATGGCGCAGAGCACAGCATTCGAAGCTGATACCTTTCAGTACGCATCGCTTAGCAGGCGAGCCTCAGACCTCCTGAGTTTACTCTGCATATCCAACGAGCAGTTTATACAGTGATGCTCAGCACTATCCGTCTGGGTTCCACCATTAGAACCGTCCACAGTTGAGTTTTTTGCTTGCCATAATGGAGCTGATGGAGAATTTCGAAATCTCGACCTGCGCATTATTGTGGTAATTGTAAGATTTGAACTCACATTTCCTTATTAAGTGTCTTTCTTAGACGAAACTACCCAAGTGCGCCGCTCTACCTCTGAGCTACATCAGCATATTAGGGGAGAAGGCGTCTAGAACACCCGTGAGCTTAGCACTCCCCTTGTTTGCATTTATCTCACTTTATGTTTCTATACAGGGCAAAAGGCCCCACAAGCATCTTTAGCACAAATCCATATAGAAACAAAAATGGTCCCCAACCTGTGAGTTGAACACAGGACCTCCCAATTATTGGCTATCGCAGTAAGTCCTGCCCTTACATCTTCTGACTAGAACAGCTATTTTACTTTTAAACTATGCGATAAAGTTGGGTGCTCTAACCAACTGAGCTAGTTGGGGATAAGGAAGATTTGGACGTATCCGCCTCTTCCAAAGCTTCCAAAGAGAACTTTTACTTTCAGTATCTTTAAGTAAGTTCTCCTCTCAAACCTTACAAATATATAATACTTTATTTTAGAAAAAATTTCAAATTATTATTCTTCTAAAATCTTTGGATTCATGGTAATTTGATAAAGAAGCCATTCATTATAATAAGGCATAGAACGAATATACTTCAAGAATTTTGAAGAAAGTCCTTGAAAGAAATCTCTCTGAGCGACATAAGAAAAACCAGCACCATAATTAGTATAAGCCTTAAAACCGCACCATGTCTTATCGTCATCTTCAAAAGAAGTAACTTTATAAAAATTCTTATCTTCCTCTGACCACTCATTCAATAGTAGTTCCTTTATCACAAACCAATCCTTTGAACTAATTTCCTGGTTGAAAAGACAAAAGCTTTTATCTTTTAGTCCACTACAAAAAAGACAATAAGAACAATCTTTCAAATTGGTAGAAAAATAAATTTCTTTACCAACAGAAACATTGAAAATTCCTAAACTGTCTTCTACCTTTTCACAAGAATAGACTCCATAACAATTTGAAATTTCACCACTCTTGAAAACATTCTGACTATATTGTATCTTTGAGGAGCCATCAACCTCGGCACTACCTAGAACATTGAAAGAAGCATTGATATACTGACTATTCTCTACATCTACTGAAGAATAGATTCTCTCACTGTTCTTAACGTCCTTGCTAAAAGCTACATACTTTGACCTAGACACATTCTCGCTATCTTGAACTCTTGAACTAGAATCTGTATAAAGACTTCTCAAAATTATAGAACTATTTACGATTTCAAAAACCTCTTCGAATTTCTCTACTTCAAGAGGTTCCATTCCTACATAAGTGCGCCAATCGCTAAAAAGCTTTGAAAATAACGCTTTTTCTTTATTTGAAGAGTGATTTTGAACCCATCCCATGGCGTCTATGAGTTCCATTGGCTCTTTTGGAAAATCTGTCTTTTCCATAAGATTCTTATAAACTCCATAACCGATAATTTCTGCTAACTTATCAATAGAAAAAATCATTCATTTTCTCCCTTCTTCACAATTGTTCCATCCAGTTTTACTTCCAAATCATAAGGATGGTCATGCTCAAAAACGGCCATTTCAGCACGTTTATTCAAAAGCTTTACAAACTGCTGAACTTCCGGAGTAAGACGGAAATAGGCTACCGGATACTTACTATTTTTCCCTACCAAGGTCGCGCCAAGCACATCCCTACAAAAACGAAGATACTGAGCATAAGTAAGACCTAAAAGTCGCGCCGGCATCAGATTGAAAGAACCATAAACTTTTCCCTCAAAAGGAAAATTCCCATGATTGAGATAGATAGCCTGATAGGTCTTCATATAAGGACTTTCCTCTAAGTAAAAATATTTCTTCATAGAGACATCTCCTTCCATAGTTCTTTTACTTCATCATACTCTACCTCGGTCATATCCAAGAAAGAAGTCCAATCCTGCTTGCGAAAAATCTCAGGTACAAACTCAGGAAGGTCTCCACTAAACTTCTGTATCTCTACCTTTTCAGTAGGCACATAATCCTTTATAATATATTTCTTTACAGTCGAAGCGGAGAATCCTGTTTCTCTCGCTACTCCAGCGTAAGTTTTTAGCTCCAAATACAAATTGTTGAATCTAATAATATCATCTGGTGAAACTCGCATATATTTCAACTCCTTTCATTTCTATAAAAATTATACCTCAAAAAATCTAAAAAATCAAATTTTTCTTATACCTTTATATAAAACGCGCGCACGCCCGTAAATAACACAAATTTTTTCAAAAGTCAAATTAGCATATAATAAATTTGAATTTTTAGCTATTTTATTATATAATTATAATATAAAAAGTAAAAGGAGAAATATTATGGTAAATTTTCAAATGTATGATTTAGCTGTAAGCAGAACAGCTACAAACCTAATGTCCTACGCAAAACGGCACGATAACAAAATCGAACTCAAAAATTTTGACCCCACTAATCATACTCATATGTATATTTTTGAAGTAGCGCGCCTTGTAAGCAATATCAATAATGGTGAAAAGATTGTTTTAGGAATGAGTTTTTGGAAACATCTATTTTCCCCCAAAGATATTCGGCGCACCAAGCGCGCAAAGGGTTTTTCCGAGGGAATTGACATCGAGAAGTTTTTAGATTTTACCTTTACGGAAATTGAGGCTACTCCGAATGAAATTTGGGAGGAATACTATAAGTGATTTATATTTATACTGACGGCGCTTGTTCTGGCAATCCTGGACCCGGTGGCTCGGCTTTTATTGCGGTAGAAGACAATAAAGAAATTTATCGTTGGTCGATGCCGATTCCAGAAGCAACGAATAATATGTGTGAACTATTAGCTATTGTTGAAGCTTGTAGATGGGCTGAGGAAGTCTACCCCTCTGACCAAATTACAATTCGAACTGATAGTGCTTATTGCCATAATTGCTATGTTCAAAGATGGTTTCGCAACTGGCAAAAGAATGGATGGAAAAATTCTAAAAAAGAGCCAGTCGCAAATAAAAAGCTTTGGCAACAACTTATTCCTTTTTTTGAGGATGAACGGTTTTCTTTTGAAAAAGTAAAAGGACACACGGGCTCAAAAGATTGGAATGATGAGGTCGACAAGTTGGCTGTAGAAGCCCGAAAGTCAATCTAAAATTTGCTTTTTGTCTGGATTTGTGATATAAATAAACCTGTAAGCAGAAAAATTTTCTTTTTATATAAAAAGAAACAAAAACGATATAGAGTAAGAAATAGGTGGGAGCCCTATATAGACTATATATAAGGAGTATAATTATATATAATGATAATAGTTGTAAATGGCACTCCAAGGGCGGGAAAGGATACTTTCTGTGAAATGGTTCAAAAACTAATGGAAGAAAGAGTTGGCCCTTATAGTTGTAGAATTATTTCCACAGTTGATTTAGTAAAAGAAGTTGCTAAGTTTTGTGGCTGGAATGGTCAAAAAACCCCTAAAGACAGAAAATTTTTATCAGACCTAAAAGATATTCTGACCCAATGGAACGACGTTCCTTATAAAGATGTTGTTAGTTATTATGAGGGGTGTAAAGAAATTTGGAAGCAGTTGGGATATAATGAAAAAGAATGTCTTTATTTCATAATGTGCCGAGAACCAAAAGAAATTCAAAAATTTGTAAATAGAATTGGCGCGAAAACTCTGATAGTAGAAAGAATTGAAGTTGATGAACAGGTTCAATCTAACCATGCTGATGCCAATGTTCATAACTATACTTATAATACTTATATACATAATGATGGAACCCTAAAAGATTTGGGAAAAATAGCTTATAAATTTACGGATTTATTTTTGAAAGGAGAAAATTGTGAAGGGATTTATTGGTGATATTGATTGGGTCAATGCCGAGGCACAAAAATACTGGAGTATTCCCGCTTCTTATTCTGAAGAAAAGCGAAAGTCTGAAGTAGTAAATGCTATTTATAGTGGAGATTACTATGGCGCTTTGAAAGTTGATGGCTACTATCAGCGTCTCATAAAGGATGAAGATGGAAGTTGTTTTATGGTAGCCCGTAATAAGAATGTAAAAGGTGAAGCTGTAAATAAAATTGAGTGGGTTCCCCAACTTCAACCTTTTATGGTACAATTACCTAATGGAACTGTTCTTCTAAGTGAATGTTATCTTCCTGGACATGAGGGTTCAAAAAATATTACCTCTCTTTTGGGATGCCTCAAAGATAAGTGCATTGCTCGCCAAGAGAGTGGCCAAAAACTTCATTTTTATATTTTTGATATTTGTGCTTATGATGGAGTAAATTTAGTAGATACAAAAGCCATTGAGCGCTTTCAGTTTTTAGAGAAAATTTCTACTCAATTGACTTCCTCCTATGTAGAATGGGCCAAGTATTATAATGGAAAGGAATTATGGAATCATCTTCAAGACTACCTAGCCTCTGGTCGAGAAGGGGTAGTAATTACACGGAAGGATTGTTCAATTTATTTCAAGCGGACTCCTGCGCATATGACAATCAAAGTGAAGAAGGAACTTCAAGAAACTTTGGATGTAGTAATTATGGGAGCCAATGCACCAACTCGTCTTTATAATGGAAAAGAACTTATGAATTGGAAGTATTGGGAGAATTTATCTACTGGCGAGAAAGTCGAGGGTGCGCTCTATAAGAATTATAGTGATGGAGACCCCATCGAACCAATTACGAAAATGTATTTTCTAGGCGGCGCGGGGTCGCTAAAAATTGGAGCTTATAAAGATGGAAAATTAATCCAAGTTGGAAATCTTAGTGGACTTGAAGAGGAAATTCTGTTGAATTGGAAGTCTTATCTTGGAAAAGTCATTGAAATTACCGCAATGGAAGTCATGGCTGATAGTTATGGTCTAAGGCATCCACGCCCTGTTCGTTTGAGAAGTGATAAGATGGCAAGTGAATGCGACTGGTATCGGATTTTTGAGAATGTATAAGGTTTCATCTTACGAGAAAAAAGTAATTGAAATTCTCAATAAAGAAAAAGTCAAATTTATAAAAGAAAAAACTTTTAATGACCTTCATCATGGATATTATAGATTTGATTTTTTTCTTCCCGAAGAGAATATTCTTTTAGAAGTCCAAGGGCGGCAGCATACGGAATTTACAAAAATCTTTTATAAAAGTCGCTCTGACTTTCTAAAAGCCCAAGAACGGGACAGAGAAAAAATAAGCTATTGTCTTTCTCATAAAATTCCTCTTTATTGTATCCCTTGGTGGGATATGGATAAAATTTTCACAGTAAAAGACTTGCTAAATGATGCTTATTTGGCGCGGACTCGTTATCATAATGATAATGCTTATCGAGAATATTTAAAAAAATAGAGAAAAAGTCCCTCATTTCTACTTATAATTTGAAGTAGAAAGGAGGGATTTCTTTTGACTATCCAAGAAGTTGCGAATAGCCTGGGAGGCGTCCTCATTCTAATTTTTCTTTTTTGGCAAGTTTTAGAAAAAGTATGCGGAAATTTTGAATGGTTTCAAAAGATAAAGAAAAAGAAGATCGAAGCTGAAAAGAAAAGGCAGGAAGAGATTATCCAAAAAACAACTGAAAAAGTCGCCGAACAAATTTTAACTCCTATTATAGCAACATTTGAAGAGAAAAATCGTTTACAAGATGAGAAGCTAGGAATGCTTATCAAATCTTCTAATGATATGCTTAGGAAAGATATTGTAAGAATTTATTATAAATATTTACCCTACAACAGAATATTACAATATGACAAAGAATTTGTTTGCGCTATTTATAAAGATTATCATAGCCAGGGTGGTAATTCTTTTATAGATGGAATTATGAAAACAATTCGAACTTGGTTGGTTGTTTCTACAGAAGAGGAATTACATCAATAAAAAAAGAGGAGAGGGCAAAAGTCCTCTCCCTTTTATTTTCTATTTTACTTACCTTCGCCCTTGATGCGAGCAATAACCTCACTAATGGCGCTAGAACCAGACATTAGTACAAAACCAGTTAGGATTTGACCAGCCATACTTACACTATCTACTAGACCACAAGCAAAAATTAGGTCTAGACCGAAAGAAAATACCAGACCGAAAGAGCCAATAGCAGCAACCACAAGAGTAATCCACTTCCCATAAGAAAGACTTTCCCATAGAGGATGCGCGCGGTCAATTACATACCATAGTACGGCAGATAGTGCAACAATTAAAGTTAGCATCTCCATTTCCTTTACCTCCTATAAATTTCTACTTATAAGTCAAAACCACTTATAAATTCTCCAAAAAATTGACACTTACTAAAATAAATGTTATAATAATATAAGAAAGAGGTGAAAGGAATTGGAACTAAGTAATATACAGAATACTATACTAGAAGCGACAGAACCAATTATCTTTGTGAGTAGCGCGAGTGGGTCAGGAAAAACAAGAGTTTTGACTGAGAAAGTTCGCCAAAGTATCCAAAAAGGAAAAAGTGTGGTCGCTTTTACATTCACGAATATGGCTTCAGGAGAGATGAAAAAGCGCCTTCAAATTGATAATAATGATAATCTATTTATTGGAACTATCCACTCTTACTGCGCGCACCTTCTACTCAGAAATGGTGTAAAAGAAGCCATAAAATATATGAACGACGAAAAATTTGATGGACTTTTTCATCTAATGCAAAAGCATCCAGAATGCGCGCCGAATATCGACATTTGCTTATGTGATGAAGCCCAAGATAGTAATGAAATTCAACTAAAATTTATTTTTGAAATGCTTCATGCGAAAGAATATTTTATTGTCTTTGATTTACGGCAATCGATATATGGCTTCGCAGGTAGCCGCCCAGACCTTTTGAAAAGATATCAGTATGAACTTGGGGCAAAAGTTTATTCTATGAATGAAAATTATCGCTGTTGTCCTGATGTTCTTCGTTTTGCAAAATCTACTCTTCAAAAATGTAGCATGACTGATGATAGTATCGCTGTACGTCAAGTCAAGGGAACAGTGGCGATGAAGCCTTATAGTGAGCAACTAATCTTAGATATGATAAATATTAGTAAGAAATATCATAAATGGGCAGTACTGGCGCGAACCAATGCTCAGGTTGATGCTATCAAAGATTATCTGGTTGATAACGGAATTCCTTGTGATAGCTTCAAACAGGGAGACCTCAAAAAAGAAGAACTAGATAAAAAAATGGAAGAAAATACTGTAAAAGTTTTGACCGTACATAGCGCAAAAGGTTTAGAATGGGATTATGTAGCCTGCATTGGGCTGAATCTTTGGAGTCCTGAAGAATGTAGGGTATCCTATGTTGGGATTACTCGCGCGCGAGATGGTGTTTTATGGATGACACCACAAAGAAAGAAGCGTACAAAAATTACTAATTGGGAGTAATAGTATGATAGTAGTTTTAGTTTTATTGATTTTAGGAGTTATTTTTCTTTTACTAAAACAGCGAAAAACTATTCAAAAACTAAAATCTAATACTGATGAATTATATCGAAAGGCTTTAGAAGAAAAATATAAAAATTTAGAAGAAAACGCCCAGCAAGAATTTCAAGCAAAACAAAGAAGTTATAATAATGAACTTTCCTATCTTAGAAGAGAATTAGAAGATTTCCGTAGTCGGCGCGATGCTGTAAATGAAGCGATACGACGAGAACGAGAACTAATCGAAAAAGAAGACTTTTATAAAATCCAACTTACGCAAAACGATATAGAAGATATAAAGCTTTTAGATAGTATGAAAGACCGCTTGTATCATAAAGAAGTTCTCCCCAAAGTCACATGGGAGAGTATCGCTCGGCGCCCTGTAAGTGAAATGATAAAGAGGGTTGTCGGACAAAAAGTTGGAGGGATTTATAAGATTACTTATATCCCAACTGGGGAAGCTTATATAGGCCGAACTGTCAATTTCAAGGATAGATGGCAAGCTCATATTCAGACCGCGCTAGGTATGGAAAAAGCTGCCAGCTCAACACTTCATACTCATATGGCACGGAATGGAATTTGGAATTACAGTTTTGAAATTTTAGAAGAGGTTCCGAGAGATAAGCAGAGTGAGAGAGAAAAATTTTATATCGACTTGTATGGGACGCAAAAGCAACTGAATATGAAAGCCGGAGGGTGAGAGGAAATTTGATTTTCTCTCATTTTTCTTTTATAATATAATAAAAAGATGGAAGGAGAACTAAGAAATGGGACCCTCAAATTTTGAAAAGCTTAAAAATCTCTCAATGGAAGAAATGGCAGAATTTCTATCTGACCAAATGGCGCTTGAAGGTACAATTTATGACCAGTGGATGGTGGATACTTTTTGTAATAATTGTCCAGACGGAGAGGATTATGATGGAAGCCCAGTAAGTTTTTGTGAAATAAACCATGATTGCCCTTATGGACTTTATCTTCTTAGTAATAAAGAATTGATAATGCGCTGGCTCTCTTGGGTGGAGGAAAAAGATGACTAAGACTTTTTGTGATTTTTGTGAAACTTATATTCCTAATCCAAACTCTTTTAATACTTGGTATCTTCCAGTTTGGGAGGAAGGTGTAGTCGCTCGTGGAGGACGTAGAGATGCAGTTCTTCTTAGCGAAAAAGGAATAGTCTCAAAAGAGCTCTGTCTTTGTGATACTTGTGCTCAAGATATGGCAACTATAATTGGGAGATATAAAAACGAAAGAAAAAGGGAGAGGTTTTAGATTTTTTCTTTTTCTTTCAAAAATTTCAAGTAGAGGAGAATTTGATTTCTCCTCTATTTTTTTGTATAATATTATTATAAATGTAGAAAGGAGTTGGAAAATTTGAGCTATGATGCTAACTCTATTGAAACTTTGAGTTTCAAAGATGCGGTTAGAACCCGTGTAGCAATGTATATGGGAAGCGCAGACAACCAAGGAGTGCTTCAATGTGTGCGTGAAATCATTACAAATAGCATAGATGAAGCTACAATGGGATTCTGTAATCGTATTGTTGTCGACCTTTACGATGGAAATCGAATAACGGTTCTAGATAACGGAAGAGGCTGTCCTTTTGGTTTGCGAGAGGATGGCGTCGATGCACTTGAAGCAATTTATACCCTTCCTCATAGCGGAGGAAAATTCAATAACAAAATTTACCAAAATGTGGGAGGCCTCAATGGTACTGGGGCGAAAGGGACAGCCCTGTCGAGCGATAGCTTTCGTGCAGTATCAATGAGAGATGGACAGCAATGTGAGTTAGTTCTAAAAGAGGGAAAGAAAGTTTCTCTTACGCTAAGTCCATCAAATAGTCGAGGGACTTTTGTAGATTTTATTCCTTCTCAAGAAGTCTATAACCTCGAACCCATTGACCTCAAATTTTCCGATATAAAAGAAATGTGTCGGAACTGGTCGTATCTTTATCCTTTTTTGACTTTTATTTTGAATAATCATAAAAAGGGAGAAGAAGAAACTGTTCAATACCAAGCAAAAAATGGTCTCCTTGATTTTATGAAGACTTGTGCCGGAAAGTCTCTGAACAAAACTCCCCTTCATATTATAATGAAAGAAAATGATGTAGAAGCTGAAATTGTAATGTGTTGGACTAGTAGTAGAAATGAGGAGTGGCACATTTTTACTAATGGCCTTGAAAATACTGCTGGTGGAACAAGTCTAACAGGGGTCAAAACTGCGCTAACTAATTACTTCAAGAAAAAAATCAAAGGCGAAGTTTCCCCTGATATACTTCGAAAAGGTTTATTCTATGCTGTTAGTTGTAAAGTTCCTCAGCCGAGTTTTAGCGACCAAACAAAGACAAAAGTAAATAATCCTATACTGCGCGGGCTTTGTCAGCGCGCGACGGGGCAAATGTTAGAGGAGTTTGAACGAAAGCATTCTGATGAATTTGAAAAAGTAATAGAACTCCTTACAAAAGAAGCTAAGGCTGAGCAGGTAGCTGAAAAAGCGCGCCGTCAAGTTCTTGAAGCGGGTAAAGAAGTTGAAAAGAATCAACGAAAAAAAGTTTTTGCGAGTGACAAGTTGAAAGATGCGGAATTTTTAGGACAGGATTCGACGCTTTTACTTGTTGAAGGTAACAGTGCTATGGGAGGAATGTCTCAGGCGAGAGACTATACAAAGTATGGCATTCTTACTCTAAAGGGGAAAATTATCAATTGTCTATCTAATCCTGAAGAGAAGATTTTTCAAAATGAAGAAATCAAGCTGATTCTTAGCGCGATGAATATTACCCCTGGTCGATACGATAGTAAAAAGCTGAGATATGGCAAACTCGCAATTTGTAGCGATGCCGACTCTGATGGAATGCATATTGGTCTTTTGATTATGTCAGCTTTACTATACCTAGCTCCAGAGTTCATCAAAGAAGGTCGGCTATGTTGGCTTCGGTCTCCTCTGTATATAGTTGAAAACAAAGGAAAAGAAACCTATTATTTTTCTGATGAAGAATTTACCAAGGCTCGAAAAAGTATAAAGGGAACTGTTACTCGTGCGAAAGGACTGGGTGAGCTTCCTGCGGAAACTGCTCATGCTTCAATGTTTACCCCTGAATTTCAACGGTTAGAAGTTTTACATTATAGCAAAGAAGCTATTGATTTGCTTCTTGAGCTAATGGGAGACGAGGTAAAACCAAGAAGAGACTTTATTTTTGAAAATATTGATTTTTCTACAATAAGAGAATAATTAGGAGAGGAAATTTGATTTCCTCTCTTTTTTATTGTATAATTATATTATAATGAAAAGAAAGGAGCTGTAAGATGGAAGTCAATCTAACACCAATTATAAAAGATAGTTTTACTCAGTATGCCGGCGCCGTTCTTCAATCAAGAGCACTAATTGATGTGCGAGATGGATTGAAGCCGTCTGCGCGCCAGATTTTCTATTCTATGCTTACTCGCAAGCTGACATTTTCTAATCCCCATAAAAAAACAGCCAATGCGGTAGGTATGGCGATGGCTGATTATTACATTCACGGAGATAGTTCATGCACAGCTGTGATTATGCGTGCAGGTCAGTCTTTTGCCATGCGGTATCCTTTGGTAGATGTAAAAGGTAATGCTGGTTCTTTGATTGAAAGTGGAAACTGGGCTTCTATGAGATATACTGAGTCTCGGCTATCTAAACTTTCAAATATTTTATTTGAAGATATTGATAAAGAAACTATCTTTGAATGGCGAGACAGTTATGACAATACCAAACAATTCCCTGCCGTTCTCCCAACAAAAGGGTACTATAATATCGTAAACGGTTGTCAAGGAATAGGCATTGGAATGGCTTCAAGTGTTCCACAATACAATCTCAAGGAATTAAATACTGCTCTAATTCATCTTTTGTATAATCCAGATTGTGATTTTGAAGAAATCTATTGTGCCCCTGACTTCGCTACTGGTGCTATTTTGTATAATGAAGAAGAAGTAAAGCAGTCTATGAAAAATGGCACTGGATTTGCCTGTAAATTAAGAAGTGTGGTTGAATTTGATGCAAAAGATAGATGTTTTGTAATAACTGAAATTCCATATAATGTTTATACTAATACTATTTGTGGAGAGTTAGAACAAATTATTGAAGATGAGAAGAATCCTGGAATAGAACGATTCAATGACTTGACAGGAAAAACTGCTCTTATCAAAATTTATCTATCTAAAAAGGCAAATCCCGATAAAGTTCTGCGATATTTATATAAGAATACTTCTCTTCAATATTATTATAGCATCAACTTCACAATGCTTGACCAAGGAAGATATCCGAGACTTTTTACTTGGAAGGAAATGCTTCAAGCTCATTTGGAACATGAAAAAAGCGTATATATAAATGGTTTTCAATTCGACCGCAGAAAAATTCTCGCACGTCTTCATGTTATTGAAGGATTGATGAAAGCTATTTCAATGATTGACGAAGTTATTAAGACTATCAAACAGAGTGCTGATGCGAAGAATGCTTCTATTGGTCTCCAACGCTTACTCGGTATTGATGAAATTCAGGCAAAGGCCATTCTTGACCTAAAACTTTCTCGTTTGACTCACCTAGATATTACAAAGCTGGAAACTGAAAAATCTAGTCTTGAAACCGAAAAAGAAAGAATTGAAGCCATTTTAGGTGATGAAATTCTTCTCAAAAAAGAAATTGAAAAAGGGCTGCGCGAGGTTGCTGAAAAATTTGGAGATGCCCGTCGAACAAAAATTTTGAATATCTCCAATGAAGAAGAAACAATTGAGCAGAAGCAATTATCTCTCTCCTTTACAAATGAGGGAGCGGTATTCGTAAGCGAAACTTCTACGCTTTATTCTCAACGACGGAATGGTGTAGGCTCAAAGTTCAAACTTGATAAAGGAGAATTTGTAGTTGATACTCTAATTGGGAACAATACAGATGAAGTTCTCTTTTTTACACAGCGTGGAGCCTTTTATCATTTGAAGATGGGAGAATTCAATATTGGAGAAAAGCAATATCTAAATTCATTCCTACCCATCAATGGAGACGATGAAATAAAATCAGCTACAATTCTTTCTAAAGACACAGAATCCTCAAATATTCTTTTCCTTACAAAGAAGGGAATTTTGAAGAAGTCCGCGCTTTCTGAGTATAATTTACGAAGAAATACCGGTGTTCAGGCTCTAAAATTAGATGATAATGATTTGATTACTTCTATTCTCATTTTGAAAGATGAAAGAGTTGGCATCCTTACCGAGGAAGGAAATTTTATTATTATTGAAACTAAAGATATTAGACCTATTGGTAGAGTGGCCCGAGGAGTCGTAGGTATCAAGCTAAATGAGGGAGATAAAGTTGTTTCTGGACGAGTCATTCCTAAAGAAACAAGAGAAATTCTTTCTGTAAGTGAAGATGGATATTCGAAGCGCACTAGTATAAATGAGTTCAAAATTACAGGGCGCGCGACCAAAGGGGTAAAGATTCAAAGAGCGGATAATCTATGCGACTTTTTACCGCTTATTGATTCTAATGATATTCTAGTAGTATCTTCTACTACTCAAATTCGAGTAAAAGTTGAGGAAATTCCGGTATTGAGCCGTGGAACCCAGGGAGTAAAAACTCTAAAATTAGGGGAGAATTCAAAGGTAATAAAAATCCAAAATTTCTAAGTTTGAAAGTTTGAAAGTTTTGTAAATTTTAGCTATAATATTTATAGAAAGTTGAGAGAGGCATGAAACCTTTACTCATCTAATAATAAAAATAATTTATATGTAAAAGGAGAAAAATTATGAAGCTAACAGAAAAGAGCCAGAGCGTGTTTGATTATGTGAAGAATGCAGGTGGCCATGTCTCTATTGATGAGATTTGTAATGCTATCGGTCGTCCATCTCGTTCCGTAGGTGCTAATGTAACTGACCTACAGAAGAAGGGTCTAGTTGAGCGTGAGAAGGTTGAGGTTGAGGGTGCAGAGAAGCCCGTAGTTTATGTAAATTTAACCGATGCCGGTGCCACTTTTGTCCCCAGCGATGACGCTGAGTAATTTATTCTAATAATTTGGTAGGAGGGAATTCCTCCTACCTTTTTATAAAAGAACCAAAATAATTATTGTAAATGTAAAAAGGAGAAAAATTTATGCTACATGAAGCTGAAAACCGTGTTCGTATTGAAGGTCTACTAAGTGAAACTGATTTAAAGTATGGTTCTTTTGTCAAGAATGGCGAGACAATCGAGACAATTGGAGGAACTATCAAGGTACTTGTTGAGCAAGTCGTAAATGCCGTTCCTCTACATCTTGAAATCCCCGTCCATCTTTTTAGTCAAAAGTATAAGAAGGATGGAGGTCTGAATCCCTCCTATGAAAGCATTCAGCGCGTCAAGGAAGAGTTTATGTCTATTGCCTCTGCCGGTGGGCGTGAAGGTGCTGATAAGATTCGTATTACTGGTGCAAAAATCAAGATGAACGAGTTCTTCTCCAAGGATGGTCGTTTTGTAAGTTCTCCCCGTATTAGCGCCTCTTTCGTTGGCAAGGCTACTGGTGATTTCAAGCCCGAAGCTAGTTTCTCTCTGACTTTTGCCGTTTCTAATATCAATTATGTTGTTGATAAGGATGGTATTGAAGTTGAGCCAAAGAAGCTAGAAATTACTGCCATTGTTCCTAATTGGAATAAGCAAGTTGAAGTAGTAAAGCTATACGCCTCTAATCCTAATGTTATCAATGCTATTACTCAGTATTGGGAGCCTGATTATACCTTTAAGGCTAGTGGTCGTTTGAACTTTACCTCTACTACTGAAACCTATATTGAAGATGTAGATTTTGGTGAAGCCATTGAAAAGACTCGTACCCGTAGTATTAGTGAGCTACTAATTACTGGTGGTTCTCAGAGTGCTCTAGAGGGTGAGCAGGCTTTTGATGTTGAAGACCTTGCGCAAGCAATGAAGGAACGCAAGGCTCGTTTGGAGACCCAGAAGGCTAAGGATATGAATAAAGTAAAGGGTGAGATGAAGACTCCTGCGCCAACTACTTCTCGTTTAGCAGGAGACGACATGGGATTTTAAGGAGGTAAATAGTTATGGCTATTGATTTACTTTCTTTACAGCCTAATGTGGTATCTCGAAATTTGAAAGGGAAATACGTGATGCTTTATGGCAAGCCTAAAGTTTTGGGCCTCTAAGTAGTGATATTTAGAGATAAGGTAGTAAAAAACTGGAACCCTGAGATGGGAATCAGAGCGGAAGTTAGGGTGTAAAAGCCCTAACACGCGCAACGCATAGGGATAATAAACTTCAAAGAAAAAGGAGGATTCAGTGTGGATACTCAAACTAAAGAAAATATTGTAAATGATTATAAAAATGGTCTAAAACTTACTGAGATTTTTGAAAAATATCATACTTCTTATTATACTGTTTCAAAATTATTAGATGCTCAAGGAATAGATCATTCTAGAAAAACAAAAAAGGGAAAGCCAAATCCAAAAAATATGAGGGTTTTATCTCAAGAAGAGGAAGATTTGGTTTGTAAAACTTACCGAGAGACAGGAAGAGCAGATTTATGCTGTAAAGCTATCTCAGGTGGCCAAGATGTTGTTCGAAGATGTTTGCAAAAATATGGATTATATCGAACAGCAAGCGAAGCTATTCGACAATCTCCTCAAAATCAAAGAAAATATTTGGTAAATGATAATTACTTTGATATAGAAAATGAACGAATGGCTTACCTTTTAGGATTTTTAGCTTCAGACGGAACAGTTAGGAAAAGTAGTAATGAAATAAAACTTTCTCTCAGTTCTATTGATAAGGATATTCTTTTAGAATTCCAAAAAGAAGTTGGTGGAAGACCTGTAAAAGATTATCTAACCCAAGAAGGTTTTGAAACTTCAACTTGGACTTTTACTTCTGAACATATAAAAAAGAAGTTAGCAGAATACAATATCGTACCGCAAAAAACTTTTACCTTTTCTTTTCCAAAGAATTTGGATAAGAAATATTGGAGAGATTTTATTAGGGGCTATTTTGATGGAGATGGGAGCATTTCCTCTGCTGGTTCTTCTGCTATTAGATTTCAAATTTGTTCAGCGACCAAAGAGGTTCTTGAAACAATAGTAGATTTTTTGGAAGAAAAGGGAGTTCCTAGAGTTTGCATTATGCAAACACGAAGAATTCATACTTTATATTATTTTCAATATTCTTCTGTTCCAACAAGACAAATTTATGACATTTTGTATTATGATAACTGTTGGTGTCTTTCAAGAAAAAGAGAAAAATATGAACAATTATTGACTCGAAATTTGAAGATATAAGTCCCCACGAGACTACCTACCTTTAGTGTAAAGGTAAAAAGATATGCTGAACTTATACAAAATGAAGTATAAGAAGTAAGGGATAAAAAGCCTTTACGATAACATAATTGAAAAGTGGTAAGACTACCGCCGCGGCGTCGTTCCCTAAGAGTTTACTATTGGCTTTTGAGAAAGGCTATAACGCAATTGGTGGAATTGTCGCCCAGGATATCACAAAATGGGCTGATGTAAAGCTAGTGCTTCGTCAGCTCGAAAAACCCGAAGTAAGAGAACGCTTTGATACCATCATCTTTGATACTGCTTCTATCGCCTGGGACTATGTCGAAAGTTTTGTCTGTTCTCAAAATGGTGTGACAAAGATTTCCGACATCGCCTGGGGGGCAGGCTATGCCCAGTGCAAGAAAGAGTTTGAATCTACTCTTCGAAAGATTACCCTTCTTGGCTATGGTGTTGTATTGTTGGCCCATAGTGTTTCAAGAATTGAAAAACGAGCTGATGGAAGTGAAGTTGAGATTATTAGTCCTGACCTTCCTAAGCGCGCGGCGGAAATTTGTAATTCCCTGGTTGACGTCATTGGTTACATTGGAACTGAGTACATTGATGGAGAGGCGAAACGTTGGCTATATACTCGCGAAACTCCGACTCTTTTTGCCGGCAGTCGATTCAAGTATATGGCACCGAAGATTCCTTTTGGCTACGACGAGTTGGTAAAAGCTATCGATGATGCAATTACTATGGCAGAGCAAAAAGATGGAATCAAGGTTTCTGATAAGCCTTTTGAAGTGGTGAAAGAAGAAGAAAAGCTCGACTTCAACGCTCTAATGTCTGAGGCTCGTGAAATTTGGACTACTAAAGTAAATAATGCTCAAACTGATGAAGATAAGGAAGCAGTAGTTCGTGCTATGTCTAAAAAGGTAGAGATGGTATTTGGACGAAAGCTGAAACTGTCGGAGGTTACTGAGGACCAAGTCTCTCTTTTACAACTTGCTGTAATGGATTTGCGTGCGATGTAATTCATAAAACTAAATTAGAGGTAGGAGAAATCCTACCTCTTTTTTGACATTTTTAGGAAAATATGGTATAATATAATAAGATTGGAGGGATATAAATGGCAAAACATTTAGTCATCTGCCGTGCCTGTAAGGAGCGTTTTGACGCCCAGTTAGCCGGTGCGGATATAGAGTGGGTAATGCCATCTAAAGGATGGTACTATCACAAATCTTGTTATGAAAATCTGAAGAAAGGAAATATTCTAAAAGATAAAGATTGGAAAAAACGCATTTATGATTTTATCGCGCATGACCTAAAAGTTTCTTATGACTATCATCTCTGTGAAGCTCAGTTGAAAAAATTTGTTGAGAAAGAAAAAATTGGAACTTATAAAGGCATTTTTTATACACTAAAATATTTCTATGAAATTAGGAATGGAGACTGGTCAAAGGGTCATGGTGGGCTGGGGATTGTTCCCTTTATCTATGAAGAAGCTACTACTTATTGGAAGCAAAGAGAAAATAACGAACGGGGAACTTTGGCTGGAATTGAAGAGCAAATCAAACAACGAGAGTCCCAGCAAAAAGTTTTACTAAAAAAGACAAAAACTACATCCCAAAAGAAAAAGTCTCGATGGAATTTGGAGGATATTGAATGATTGATAAAAATACAGAACTCCAAATTATTGGAAGCCTAATGAAGCGCCCTCAATATTTGAGTGAGATAGATAAATATACAATAACTCCTATAGATTTTTCCTCGACTTTTACTCGTTATTTATTTGTGGCAATTGATAACTTATATCGAGGTGGCGCTTCTCATATCACTCCGGTTGATGTTTCAAGTTATCTTGAAAGTACCCCAAGTGGGCAATTAGTTTTCTCTCAAAATAATGGTATCGAATATCTTCAAGACGCTGAATTCATGAGTGAGCCAGGTAATTTTCCTTATTATTATAATGAACTAAAAAAGTTCAACTTAGTAAGAGACCTCAAAAGAATGGGTCTTGACACTAGTAATATTTATTGTGAAAACCTAACCCAACCCAAAGCTTTCGATATAAATCAACGCTTCAAAAATCTTTCAGTAGATGATATACTAAAAGAAGTCAAGAAGAATTTATTGGATGTAGAAAAATCCTATGTTCAAAATGAAACTATCCAAACTTGGGAGTTGGAGAATGAAATTGATAATGTGATTGAGGCGTTTGGTAGTGAGGAAGGTATTGGATTATCTATCAATGGAGAGATTTTTTCATCAATTATAAATGGGGCTGAACTTGGTGCTCTTACGATACGAAGTCTCGCCAGTGGGTGCGGAAAGACAAGGCTTTCTGTCGCAGACGCGTGTAAATTGGCTTTTCCATTTTTTTATAGCGAAATAGATGGAAGATGGGTCAAAAATGGTGCGTGTGAGCCAGTTCTTTTTATTATGACAGAGCAGAAACCAGAACAAATAATAAAAATGATTTTAGCCTATCTAAGTGGAGTAGAGGAGTCCAAATTTAAGTTCAATACTCTTACTGATGATGAAAGAAAAAGAATTGAAGTCGCGCGCTATATAATCAAAACATATAAAACTCTAAAACTAATGAGAATACCAAATCCTTCTATTGAACAAATAAAACTAAGTGTTAGAGAGGAAGTAATTCTTTCCCAACGACGTTATGTCTTTTTTGATTATATTTTTATTTCTCCTGGAGTTTTGAATGAATTTCGAGGGCATAATCTTAGAAATGATGAAATTTTATCATTGATGGCAACAGCTCTAAAAGATTTAGCTATTGAGCAAAATGTTTCAATTTTTACTTCAACCCAAGTAAATGCCAAAGCAGATGATAATTCAGAAATACGAAATGAAGCAAGTTTGGCTGGTGGCCGGGCAACAATCAATAAAGCCGATAATGGTATAATTGGCGCGCGACCTACAAAAGATGAAATAGACATACTTCAAAAAGATGGGAATTTGATAGGTGGTATAATTCCAAATCGAGTTTTTGATGTGTTCAAAGTTCGGTCAGGTCGCTGGACTCAGGTTCGTATTTGGAGTTATTTCAACACGGGGACACTAAGACTCACTGATTTATTTATAACTGATGATAGAATGAATCCTATTCTTGATTTTTATGATACTCAACAAAGGGTTGAATGGGAATTGGATGAAAAAGAACAAAAGTTCTTAGAGGAGATAAATAAGTAAGAAGGGAGATTTCTTTGGATTATAGAGAAATAATTGAAAATCTTACTGATGAAATAGTAGAGAAAATTTTGGATAAATTGGAAATTCCTTGGCAAGATAAGGGAGATTTCCTTTTATGTAAAACTGCGTGTCATAATACCAATTTAGATGAAGCATCTTGGAAGCTTTATTATTATAAAAACACTCATATTTTTATGTGTTATAGTGAATGTGGCGCGCAGAATATCTTTCGTTTTATTGAACATTATTATGAAACGAGAGGAATCGCTTATGACTGGCATGAAGATGTTTTAGAATTTATTCGGAGTTATGGTGAAAAAAGATTTACTGAGACAGAAATCAACGAAAGTTATAAATCAAAAAGAAATGAGTTTATGCCGAAAAAAGAAAGACGAGAGCTTCCAACTTATGAAAAAGGCATCTTGGATGTTTTCATAAAAGAATATCCTGCTGATTGGGAAGAAGAAGGAATTTCTCATAAAGCTATGGATAAATTCAATATTCGTTTTTCTATTGGTCAAAATAAAATCATAATTCCTCATTATAATGTTAGGGGCAGTTTGGTTGGAATTAGAGGGCGCGCGCTCAATCAGTGGGAGATAGAAAACGTAGGAAAATATATGCCAGTTCAAATTGAGGGTAAATGGTATTCACATCCATTGAGTTTGAATCTTTATGGTTTAGACAAAAACTTGGAAAATATCAAGCGATATGGAATTTGCTATGTCTTTGAAGCAGAAAAAAGTGTTCTTATGTGTGAAAATTTTTCATTTCCTAATTGTGCAGTTGCTTCTTGTGGAAGTCAATTCAATAAATATCAACTCGATATTTTGATGCGTTATGCTCAACCAAAAGAAATTGTTATCTGCTTTGATAATGAAGAAAAGCCTGGAAGCGAAGACTATTTTCAAAAATTGTGGAAAATGTGTAGTAAATATAAAAATTATTCAAATTTTTCTTTTATCTATGATAGAGAAAATCTTACGAAAAAGAAAGACTCTCCGGTAGATGAGGGACAAGAAAAATTTGAAGAGCTATTGAAAAGGAGAGTAATTGTGAAGTGAAATATCGACTAGTAAATCAAGAAATAAAAGAAAACTATGGAAAGAACTTACTTCGCGCGCGAGGTATTCAGGACGTTCAAACTTTCCTTCATCCAACGAAAGAATGCTTACAAAGTTTTGAAAATTTGGACAATTATCAGATGGGAGTAAAGGCTATTGAAAAGACGATTTCTGATAAAAAGCCTTATGCCATTATCGCAGATTGCGATTGCGATGGGATTTGTTCCTTTGCTATAATTTATCAATATCTAAAAAGATGGAATCCAGATAAAGAAATTGAATTTTTTATTCATGAAGGAAAACAGCATGGTTTTTCTGATATGATGGAGCAATTAGAAAAAAAGGATTGGGGCCTTATTATCGCGCCAGATAGTGCCACGAATGATGGACAATATATAAAGGAATTTACCTGCCCAGTTCTTGTTTTAGACCATCATATAAAAGAATCTGAAAGTGAAATTCCTTCAAATATGATACTTGTAAATAATCAAACTTCTAAAAATTATAAAAATAAAAACCTTTGTGGTGGAGGGGTTGTTTGGCAATTTTGTCGAGCCCTAGATGATTATTTTTTGAGAGACTGGGCTTATGATTATATTGACCTTTGTGCAGTTTCATTAGTTGGAGATATGATGAGTATGCTTGAATATGAAAATCAGTACTTGGTTCAAACTGGTTTTCAAAACATCAAGAATACAATGTTGCGAGTTCTATTAGACAAACAAGATTATTCAATGGGTGGAAAGATAAATCCAATAACTGTTGCTTTTTATATTGTTCCTCTTATAAATGCTATGATTCGAGTGGGGTCAATGGAAGAAAAATATCGACTTTATCGTAGTTTTATTGAACCAAATGAAATGGTAGAGTGTCATAAGCGCGGAGCCAAAGGAACGATGGAAAGACTTTGTATAGAGAGCGCGCGCGAATGTACGAATGCAAAAGCTCACCAAGATAAGATGAAAGAAAAGATAGTCCAGGAATTAGAAGTAAAAATCTTCAAGCAAGATTTGTTGGAAAATCAAATTTTATTTGTAAGACTTGATGATGATGATGAATTTCCTGCTGAGCTAAATGGACTTGTGGCTATGGTTTTATCGGCAAAGTATCATAAACCTACTATATTAGCCAGACGAAATTTTGAAGGTTTTGATAGAGGTAGCGCCCGTGCTCCGAGTAATACGGAGCTAACTTCTTTCAAAGAATTTTTATCTAAAACTGGACTTTTTGAATATACGTTGGGTCATGACCAAGCTTTTGGAATTAGTGTTTCTGATAAGAACCTTTCAAAACTTCATGAAATTGCAAATAAAGAGCTCTCTCAAATTGATTTTGGAGAAAATATTTATGATGTAAATTTTATTAGAAAAGCTAGTGATAAGGATATAGAAGCCATAATTCTTGATGTTGCACCATATGAGCAAGTATTTGGGCAGCAAAATCCTGAAGCGATGATAGCTATTACTAATTTAGTAGTCTCACCTAATGAGATAAAAATTATAGGGAAGAATAAAGATACATTACGAATTGAGAAAAATGGAATTATCTACATTAAGTTCAGAGCAAAAGATTTGATAGAAGAGCTAAAAAGTTTTTCAAATGAAATGGATATTACGCTAGTTGGCAGACCTAATATCAACACTTGGCTTGGGCAAGAATTGCCTCAAATTTTTATAGTAGATATGGAGGTTCAAGATGGAAGGTTTTCATTCTAATAGTTGAAATTTTTTGGAATTTAATATATAATATATATAGAAAATAAAAAGGAGGTTTGTAAATGAGTGAAAGAATCTCATACCCGGGCTCGTTGCATGACCACGATGAGACTTCAAATCTTCGACTGCGCGATTGTATCATAAAAGTTGAAGACCTAATTAATTATGCCATTGAGTTGGGACATGAAGTAGTAGCCATTACTAACCACGACTGCATTTCTGGAGCTGTTAGAGTTGAAAAATATTATAAAAAGATAAAAGAAAAGCATCCTAACTTCAAAGTTATTCAAGGAAACGAAATTTATCTTTGTCGAAATGGACTCAATGCTTCAAATTATAAAGCTGGACAGGATAAATACTATCACTTTATCTTGTTAGCTAAAGATGCCATTGGTCATAAGCAGATTCGTGAAATTTCTACTCGTGCTTGGTTGAGAAGTTATATGGCGCGAGGAATGCGTCGAGTTCCGACTTATTATAATGACTTATTTGAAATTATAGGTGCGGAGCCTGGTCATGTAATTGGTTCAACGGCTTGTCTCGGAGGATGTCTCCCTACTCAACTTTTAAAAGCAAAAGATAATCCAGAGTTGATGCCAAAAATTCATAACTGGATAAGCCAAATGGATAATTTGTTTGGTCATGGAAATTTCTTTTTTGAAATGCAACCTAGTAATAATAAGGACCAAATTTACGTCAATAAAAAACTTTTTGAGTTATCGAATGAGTTTGAAATTCCTTATATTATTACAACAGATACGCACTATCTCAAGAAAGAAGACAGAGCAATTCATAAAGCTTATTTAAACGCCCAAAATGGTGATAGAGAAGTAGATGATTTCTATGCTACAACTTATCTAATGAGTACAGAAGAACTCGAAAGTTATTTTGGATATTTTTCACAAGAGCAATTACAAATAGCATATAAGAATATATTAAAAATAAAAGATATGTGTGAGGATTATAGCCTTTTAAAACCTTTATATATTCCTCAGCTTCCTTGGAAAGAATCTAAAATTAGTTATGTTCAAAATTGTTGGATAGAAAGAATTCCTTATCTGGAAACATTTGTAGAGTCTGATTATATTGGAGACCAAGTTTTGGCTTGTATGATTGTTGAGGCGCTAGAAGATGGACCTCAAGAGTTATGGAATCAAAAGACTTGGGATGAAATCAATGCTTGTCTTGAAATGACATGGATTTCTTCTAATGTAAATAAAGCACATTGGTCAGCCTATTATTTAAATCTTCAAAGAATTATTGAGGAATGTTGGAAAGCTGGTACATTAGTCGGGCCAGGAAGAGGTTCTGGGGTAGGCTTTATCCTACTTTATCTTTTGAATATCACTCAAATCAATCCTCTACAAGAAACTACTAAAACTTTTAGATGGAGGTTCTTGAACCCGGACCGAGTTTCAGTACTAGATGTAGATGTAGATATTGAAGGTGGTCGACGTGCAGAGGTTCTAAATCATTTACGAAAGATATATGGGGACAATCGAGTTTCAAATGTTGCCACGTTTCGGCAAGAAAAGTCTAAATCAGCAATCCTTACAGCTTGTCGTGGCTTAGGGATAGATGTTGATATTGCTTCATACTTAGCTTCATTGATACCATCTGACCGTGGATTACTACGAACTCTATCTCAATGTATGTATGGTGATACTGAAAACGATTGGAAGCCAATCAAACAATTTGTATATGAAATGACTGAGAATTATCCCGAAGTTTGGAAGGTTGCTCAAAAAATTGAAGGATTGATTTGTGGGTATGGAATCCATGCTGGTGGAGTAATCTTTGTAGATGAGCCTTTTACCAATTCAACCGGACTTATGCGCGCGCCAGATGGAACCATCATTACAGCTTTTGACCTCCATGCGTGTGAGGATGTATCACTTATCAAGTATGACTTGTTATCAGTAGAAGCGCTGGATAAAATTCATAACTGTTTAGATTTACTAGTCGATTATGGATATGTCAAAAAAAGAGATACTCTAAAAGAAACCTATGAAAGTGTTATTGGTATTTATAATTTAGAGCGGACGGCGCCGGATATGTGGAAAATGGTATGGGACCATAAAATTACTAGTTTGTTCCAAATGGAAAAGCAAAGTGGAATTAGTGGCATTGCTCTGACTCATCCTCAATCAGTAGATGACTTAGCTGTTCTGAACTCTGTAATTCGTTTGATGGCTCAAGAAAAAGGAGCTGAGCAACCTCTAAATAAGTTTGCTCGTTTCAAAAATGATATTTCTTTATGGTATAAAGAAATGGAGAAATATGGTCTTACAAAAGAAGAAATGAAGATTCTTGAACCAGTAGTAAAGATTTCTTATGGTATCTGCGAGTCTCAGGAAAAATTTATGGAATTAGTTCAGTTGCCTGAGTGTGGAGGTTTCAACCTTACCTGGGCAGATAAACTAAGAAAATCTATTGCAAAGAAAAATCCCAAAGCTTTTCTTGAACTACAAGATGAATATTTCAAGGTTATAAAAGAAAAAGGGTTGGATGAAACATTCTGTAAGTATGTTTGGAATGTGTTAGTTTGTACGAGCAAGGGCTATGGCTTTAATGCATCACATACCCTAGCTTACTCTCTAATTGCTCTTCAGGAAATGAACTTAGCCTATCGTTTTCCGATTATTTTTTGGAACTGCGCTTGTCTTATTAGTGATAGTGGAGGAAATGAAGGAGTGGAAGAAGATGAGGAAGATAACATTATTGAAGAAACTTATGTTGATTGTGTAGAAGAATTTGAGGATGACAACGATGATGATGAAGATGATGATGAAGAGGTTGTAAAAGAGAAAAAGAAAAAGAAAAAAGCTAAAACTACAAATTATGGAAAAATTAGTTCTGCCATTGGAAAAATGAAGATGTCAGGAATTGATGTCGCACCGCCAGATATAAATAAATCTACCTATACTTTTTCTCCCGATGTAGAAAAGTCAATAATTCGTTTTGGTATGAGCGGAATTGTAAAAGTGGGCGAAGATATTGTAAAATCCATAATTGAAAATCGTCCTTACTCTTCAATTGATGATTTTCTCTCGAAAGTAAAAATCAATAAGCCTCAGATGATAAATCTTATAAAAGCGGGGGCTTTTGATGAATTTGGCGATAGAGAGGAACTGATGCAATATTACATCTCAGAAATCAGTGATACAAAAAAGCGGATAACTCTTCAAAATATGAAGATGTTGATTGATTTTAGTTTGATTCCTGATGAGTATGACCTTCAAAGACGAGTCTTCAATTTCAATAAATATCTAAAAAAGATGAAGATAGGAACTCAATATTATGGATTAGATAATATCGCAATGAACTTTTATGAAAAGAATTTTGATGTTGATTTTCTAGAACCTTATGATACTGAAAGTGGATTTGCGATTCTTCAAACCAAGTGGAATAAAATTTATAAGGCTCAAATGGATATTATTCGTCCTTTCATAAAAGATAATAATCAATTATTACTAAATGATGTAAATAATAGGCTAATGTCTGATGTTTGGAATAAATATTGTCTTGGGTCTATTAGTAAATGGGAAATGGATAGTGTCTCTTGTTATTTCCATCAGCATGAACTTCAAGATATCAATTATCGACTATGTGGTTTTTCAAACTTCTTTGAACTAAACGAACAGCCTGAAATTGATAGAATAATTGAAATAAAAGGAAAAAAAATCCCACTTTTCAAGATTCATCGTATTTGTGGTACTGTTCTTGATAGAGATAAGAGTAAAAAAATGGTAACGGTTTTGACTAGAGAGGGCGTTGTGAATGTAAGAGTTTTTGGTGAAGTTTTTTCTTATTATGATAAACAAATTAGCGAACGAGGCGCCGATGGTAAAAAGCACGTCATTGAGAAAAGTATCTTCAGTAGAGGAAACAAAATTATTATCACAGGCATCAGGAGAGATAACGAATTCGTTATGAAAAAATATAAGAACACTCCTTATCATGGCATTGAACTAATCACAAAAATAAACGAAGATGGCACAGTAGAAAGTCAAGGGAGGGTTGAACAGTAATGGGAATAATCGGAGTGCATGATTACGATTTTTTTACTTACCAAAATGTCCTTCCTAATCTTGAATGTGCAAAACTTTGTGCTTATCATAAGAAAAAAAGAGAAATTTCCGTTCTGGCACCAGAGTTGGCGCCAGAACGCTTCTCTACTCTCTATGTAAGAAAAGATTATGATGATGGAATTTATCCACGAGAATTATTTGATGATAAGATAATTCTTGGAGGACGTGCAATACAACCAGGTCTATACAAACCACTTCCTCTTGAAATTGAACAAACTATTCCTGATTTTTCAATCTATGAGCGCCATTCTCCTAATTTTTGTCGTGTAAAGGATGACGCGCGCCTCTTCAAGAGAATTTTATGGAGCGCGCATATTCGTCTTTCAATTGATGGGAAAAATATAGACCCTTGGCTAAAAAAAGAAGACTATATGTTTCAAAACACAAGATGTCTTATTCTTCACGATTATGATGCCGGTGCTGTTGATGGCGCCTATGATTTTATAAAAGACTGGTTGTATTCTCGAAATAATCTAAATAGTAATACTGTAAAACCATATTCACTTGGAACTAAATTTCCTATACAGGTATCTTCGGAGGAAGAATTACTAAAATGGTTACGACTACCTATTATGGAAGATGTTTTTGGAATACAATATAATAATTTTATGGACGACGTCTTATGTGATAAAATGAGATACTTATGGGATTTAGGAACGAGTCAAATGTCTTATAAAGTTGATGAAGGTTGTAAAGATGAGAATGACTTTTTGATGAATCGCTTGCCCCTAATTCTTCCTCAGGTTCTATTTTTCCATAGACATTGGATAAAAATTTCACTTATATATAATGACACACTAATCACAACTCCTGAATTACAAAATCTTTTTGAAGTCTTGAATTGGTTTATAAGGTCAAAATACTACAATTATAAAGCAGATAGAATTGTTGATTATTGCAAATGGATAGCTAAACATCAAGACCCTTGGAAATGTTGGCGAGCAAAATATCAACGAAAATGGCCTTCTACACAAGAAGCTAGAGATGCTTTTCAATATGTTAGATTCAATAACTATGAAGCCTTTAGAATGTTTTATGAATGGAGAAAAGTAATTTTTGATGGGAGGAAAATTATAAATGACTCAAATTGAAATTCGAAGAGCTATTGATTTGAATAATCAACTTATCAATACGCTTCTTACCCCTAATCAGTTCACTCTAAATAATGAGGTCGCACGCCTTCTACGAGAGAATAAAAACTACCAATCTCAATGCCAACACCATTTTGTTGGAGGATATTGTGAGTTTTGTGATATGGAGGAAAGTGAATGACAGTAGATCAATGGCTAGGAAAAGACAATTTACTCGGTATTGATATTTGGATGAGAAAATATCGTAAGAATGAAGAATCATTCGATGAATGGTTAGATAGAGTTAGTGGAAATAATGAAGCAATAAAAGCACTAATTATTGAAAAAAAGTTCATTCCCGGCGGACGAATTCTTAGCAATCGGGGAATTACTGATACGCGAGTAACTTATAGTAATTGTTATGTTATTACTCCTCCAGAAGATAATATTGAATCTATTTTTGAAAGTCGCAAGAAGTTGGCTAGAACCTACTCTTATGGTGGTGGCTGTGGAATTGATCTTTCTAAATTAGCTCCCGCAGGTGCCAAGGTTCATAATCAAGCAGAAAAGACCACTGGCGCAGTAAGCTTTATGCAAGGATATAGTCAAACGACCGAAGAGATTGGCCAAGCCGGTCGGCGCGGAGCATTGATGATTAGTTTAGACTGTCATCATCCCGACCTTTTGGACTTTATTGATATAAAAACTTCTCCAGACGCTGTTACTAAAGCAAATATTTCCGTTCGCGTAACTGATGATTTTATGGAAGCGGTAATCAATGATAAGGACTGGATAATGTCTTTTACTCGTCCAGAAACTAACGAAACTATTACAAAGACAGTTAGAGCTAAAGAAGTTTTTGAAAAGTTATGTAGAAACAATTGGGACTGGGGAGAACCCGGAATCCTTTTTTGGGATACTATCTCTAATTATAATTTACTTGAATATGATGATAGTTTTGAATATGCAGGTACCAATCCATGCGCGGAGGAGCCCCTTCCTGCGGGAGGGTCTTGCCTTCTATCAAGTATAAATTTATCGGCTTTTGTAAGAAATAAAGAATTTGATTTTGATGATTTTGGTGAAACGGTAGCCAATGGTGTTATCTATCTAAACGAAGTATTGGAAGAAGGATTATCTCTGCATCCCCTAGAAGAACAAAGGCAATCAGTAGCAAATTGGCGTCAAATAGGTCTTGGAATTATGGGTCTGGCCGATATGCTTATAAAAATGGAGCTTCCTTATGATTCAGAACAGGCTCGGCATTTATGTGAAAAAATTGGCTTAGTAATGGCTGACCAAGCTTTATATACCTCAGCCTTTCTTGCCGGGCACGCTGGTTCTTATGATAATTATAATTCTTGTGTCCAAAAAAGTGGGTTTCTAAAAAATAATACTTATGAAAGCACAAGAGAAGCAATAGAGGCTTATGGTCTTCGTAATAGTCAATTGTTGACAATCGCGCCGACTGGTACTATTTCTACAATGTTGGGGATTAGTGGAGGAATTGAACCAATTTTTGCTAATTCCTACACTCGAAAGACCGAATCTCTTCATGGTCATGACGAATATTATAAGGTATACACTCCAATTGTAAAAGAATATATGGATGAACATGGAATAAAAGATGAAGCTGAGCTTCCTAATTGGTTTTGTACTTCATCAACAATTTCTCCTCTAAATAGAGTTCTGATGCAAGGAGCTTGGCAGAGACATATTGATGCCTCTATTAGTAGTACGGTAAATCTTCCAGAAGAGGCAACTATTGAGGATGTTGAGGAGATTTATCTAAATGCCTGGAAAGAAGGACTAAAAGGTATTACTGTTTTTAGAAATGGCTGTAAGCGACTTGGGATTCTAACAACTAATAACTCTCAAGAAAAAGAAGAAGAAAAGGGCCTCTCTCGTGGAGAAATCATTAGCTGCTCTGATAATCTAATTGGAATGAAACGACGTCTAACTACTGGTTGCGTTGATAAAGATACAGAATTCTTTACTGGCACTGGTTGGAAAAAGATTTCAGAATATGAAGATGGTGATTTAGTGTTACAATATAATCCAGACGGTACGGCAACATTAGTAAAACCATTACAATATATTAAAAGACCTTCAAATGGACAATATCATATTAAAACTAAATATGGTTTAGATATGATGTTATCGCCAGATCACAGAAATGTTACTTTTCTAAAAGATAACAAATATAAAATTATGACAACAGAAGAAATTGTCAACGCTCATTATAAAACAGATACTGGTTTTGCAAGAAAATTTAAATTATCTTTTAATTATAATGGAGAGGGGATTAATTTAACAGATGAAGAAATTAGATTAAGCGTGGCGGTTTTTGCTGATGGATGTTTTTATTCTCCTACTTCTAACAAATGTATCATATCTGTAAAGAAAAAGAGAAAAAGAGATAGATTAATTAGTGTTCTTGAAAAAGCAAATATTGAATATTCAGAAAGAATAGACGATAATAATTATTATAACGTAAAATTTTATCCGCCACTTGATAGAATTAAAACTTTCCCAAACGAATGGTATAATTGTTCTAAACATCAATTAGAAATCATCTTTGATGAAGTCTTTCATTGGGATGGATATGAAAAAGAAAATAATCAATATACTACTATTATCAAATCTAATGCTGATTTTATTCAATTTGTATGTTCAGCTCTAGGAAAACGAGGTAGCATTTATAAAGATGAGCGAAATAAAAATACTACTTATAGGGTTGATTGGTCTGATAGAAAATTTTCTTCTATTCAGAGAACTAATAATAAATTAGACATTCCTTTAATACAACCAGAAGATGGATACGATTATTGTTTTTCTGTTCCATCAACTATGTTAGTATTAAGAAGAAATGATAAAATTTTTATTACTGGAAATTGTGGTTCCCTCCATTGTACTGCTTGGTTTGACCCCCAGACGGGAGACCTGATGGAGATTTATCTAAATAAAGGAAGTACCGGGGGATGTGCAAACTTTATGGTTGGTCTTTCTCGAATAATTTCTCTAGCTTGTCGTGGTGGCGTAAAAATTGAAGATATTGCCGACCAGCTTCAAAGTACTGGTGCCTGTCCAAGTTATGCTTCTCGAACCGCAACAAAGCATGATACTTCAAAGGGCGCTTGCTGTCCTATGGCGGTAGGTAATGCCCTTATGGAAATGTGGAAGGAGATGAAAGAAAGAATTGAAAAAGGAAATTCAATTATTGCCTTGGCAGATTCCAATTCTCAAATATCAACCTCTAAGAGCAGACCCCCATTCAATCTAGAGGCTGATAATGGCGCTAAGTGTCCAGAGTGCGGTTCTGAACTTATACAAGAGGGCGGATGCGTCATATGTAAATCTTGTGGTTGGAGCAGATGTGGATAAGGAGAATTAGTTATGGAAATGACAGTTTCAAAAGAACGTTTTCAAAAAATTTCAGAAGTTATTGAGAATTTTGATGGCGACGAAATTAGTTTTAGTTTTTTGATTGGCTCTCTTTTTCCAGATGCTTGGAAAAATATCCAACAAGCCCTAAAAGACGAACATATGAAAGGCTACTTAGAAGCAAAGGAGGAAGAAAATTGAGCTCTTTGGACCATATTGTTTATAATTATGTTGCCGGCCACTCCCCAATAATAGCCAGTCTTATCAAGAAAGAAGAATATCGTCAATATGAAAATATCGAACTCATCGCTAGTGAAAATTATCCTAGCGATGCAGTTCGAGCCACTATGGCTTCTTGTCTTACAGCTAAATATGCTGAGGGATATCCTGAATGTCCTCGTTATTCTGGGCGTCAAGGACGCTATTATGGCGGATGCCAAGTAATAGACCAAATAGAAGAGTATTGTTGTGATAAGTGGAGAGAAGTTTTCAATACTGACTATCATGTAAATGTTCAACCTCATAGTGGAACACAAGCTAATATTTCAGCATATATGGCAGTTCTAAAACCGGGAGACACAATTCTTTCTATGTCCTTGGCAAATGGAGGCCACCTATCACATTGTTCTCCTGTCAATATTAGTGGTAAAATTTTCAATCATGTTGAGTATGGAGTAGATAAGAATGGATTTATTGATTATGAGAATTTTGAACAAAAAATCCGTTTTTATCATCCACAACTGGTCTTAGCTGGCGCGAGTGCTTATAGTCGCATTATTGATTTCGAAAGAATGAAAAGTATTATTGATGCGATTCAACTTGAAGGAATGATTGAAAGAAACGATAATTACCGACCATATTTTATGGTTGATATGGCACATATTGCAGGATTGATAGCTGGCGGATGCCATCCTTCTCCTTTTGGTTTGGCTGATATTATTACCACTACTGTCCATAAGACTTTGCGCGGACCAAGAGGTGGATTGATTTTTTGCAAAACTGGGCTAGCAAAAAAGATAGATGGCGCCGTCTTTCCGACTAACCAAGGAGGCCCTTTGATGCACGTCATTGCAGGTAAAGCAGTTTGTGCTGAAGAAGCTCTAACTCCTGAGTTTAGAGACTATACTAATCAAGTAGTTTGGAATTCCAAGGCGATGTGTAATGAGTTCCAATCCCTTGGATATAAAATCATAAGTGGAGGAACAGACAATCACCTTTTTCTAATTGACCTCACTTATAACTATCCCAATCTTACAGGGCGCGAAGTTCAAGAAGAACTCGATAAGCACAACATCACTCTAAATAAAAATTGTATCCCTAATGAGAGTCGAAGTCCGATGGAGACTTCTGGCTTGCGAATTGGAACGCCGGCTATGACCACAAAAGGATGGACGTCGGTTGAGTTTAGAGAGTGTGCGCGCCAAATAGATCAAATTATAAAGGAATTGAATAAAAAGAAAAATTTGAAAAAAGAATAATTTTATGATATACTTATTATAGTAAAAAGAAAGGATGAGTTGATAGAATGACCCATAGAGAAAAAAGTTTTTTCAATATCGCTAAACAAATGTGCCGGCTTTCTAATTTTGATAGAGCAAGAGTCGGCGCGGTAGTTGTTAGTGGAAAAAGAATTTTATCTGCCTCTTGTAATTCTACAAAAACTCGTCCTCTTCAATTTTACTATAATAAGTATCGTAATTTTAAAGATTATAAAAACTCCAATTCTTGCGAACACGCGGAAATTTCTGCCCTGTCTCCTTTGATTGGAAAGGAAATAGAATGGGATAAAGTTTCTATTTTTACTTTTAGAGAACTTAAAACAGGAGAAAAGGCTTGTAGCAAACCTTGTCCTGCTTGTAGTAGGCTTATAAAAAATTTGGGAATTAAGAATGTCTATTATATAGATGAAGATGGAGATTTTGTAAAGGAGAGATATATTTGAAAATTGAAAATACTCAAGTGTATGGCCTTGAACGAGCAATTAAAACTGCTAAATATCCAAAGGCCATTGATATTGAAAAATTGAATAGCGAGCTTACTCCTGGTATCAAGGCGTGTTTAACTTGCCCAACTGGTCAGGGACATGATAACGCTCTAAAAGGAATTATTGTTCAGTTTGATTTGACAATTAGCCAAAATGCCTGGATGCAAGCAGAACGGTATCATTGGTTCGAGATTACTTCAAGTCAAAGCAAGATGCATAAGGTTGTAAAGTTCTCTCTAAGAAAGCGGTGTAATACTTATGTTGATAGAAGAATTATTGATATTTGTCAAGAAAAGATTGATGAATATAATAGATTGTCTACTTTAGAAGAAAAAACAAAAGAAACCCAAAAACTTATGGAAGAAAAATACATCGAAATTCTTTATAATATTCCAATGGGTTTTGAGCTAACAGCCGGAATGACAACAAACTATCAGCAACTAAAAACAATCTATCAACAGCGGCGTCATCATCGCCTACCTGATTGGCAAATGATTTGTGATTGGATTGAGACGCTACCAAGATTTATGGAATTGACACAAAAGGAGAATAATAATGACTAAAATTAGAGTTTTTCCTCATAATGAAAAAGGTAAGATAGAATTTACAAAAGAAGAGCTTCAGAAACTACTGAATGAGGTTTATAATGAGGGTAAGATAGATAGTTATACTATTTCTTATGGTTCCAATATTGCAACTACACCTTACTCTTATTCTACAATTACTGCAAGCGATTCATCAACATCAATTAATAAAAATAATCTTACTTCTCTAACCACTGATGTAAAAGACTAAGGAGAATATATGAGAACTTATAAAGAAACAACAGAAATTATCTGTTTTACAGAAGAAGAAGCCAAGCAAGTAATTGAAGACTATCGAAAAGATGCTCGTGAAAAAGGGTTTACTATTGGTTCGGCGGGATATGTTTATAAGACAAAGAAGGCCAAAGGTGAGATTATTGGTGAGCTATGGCTCGTCAAGATAACTGAAATTTTTGGAGAATTATGGGAGGAGTTAGATGACTGAGATATTTGATTTTTCTACTCAAGAGAAAATTACCAAAGAAGATGTTCATCAACTATCTTCTATAATGGGAGAACTTTCTGGTAAAGAAGATACACTTGAAGCAATTGGCGGGCTACTAGATCTTCCTGAAGATAAATTTGCTTTGTTAGCTCCTGGTGTTTTAGACAGCTACCTACGAAGCTTGAATAACGCAAATACTCGTTTGCTTTTTGCTCAAGCGATAAATGCTAATGGAGCCACTGTTGAAGATATGATTCAAAATTTTGCTCAACTAGGCCAAAAGATTGATACATTAGAAGGTTTCTCTGCCCAAAAGAAAGATTTTCTAAAGCAACTAGCTAATGGATTAGCTAATTGTATTAGTGAAACTCAAGGAATTGCTAAAAAGTATATCCAAATTCCTTACGAGAAATGTCGAGAAGGGGCTCGGATGCCTGAATATGCACATATAGATGATAGCGGAATGGACTTATATGCACTAGAGGATTATACTATCCATCCCGGAGAGACAAAGCTAATTCCTACCGGTTTGAAGTTTGCTATTCCTAATGGTTATGAACTACAAATCCGTCCTAAGAGTGGTCGCTGTCTAAAAACAAAGCTAAGAGTCGCGAATACTCCTGCAACTATTGACGCAGGATTCCGCGGAGAAGTTTGCGTTATTGTTGAAAATGTAGAAGCACCTATTCAAGATATTACTTATGAATTTGATGATAATGGCCATCCTATTATTACTTCTATCCTACATGGTACGGACCATTATATTCATAAGGGTGAGAAATTTGCCCAGCTAGTCCTCGCCGAAGTTCCTAAAGCTAATTTTTATTTGGTAGATAAAGTTATGGAAGATACAGAAAGGGCTGATGGAGGTTTCGGTTCTACCGGACTAAAATAATAGGAAGTGGGTGAAGTTGGCAAAAATTCAAATAGAAGATATAAAAACAGAATTGTCTAAAGATGGGTGGAATTTAGTTTCTACCGAGTACCATAATTTAGACGAAATTCTCGAATATACCTGTAATGAAGGACACCATGTTTTTGCTCCTTGGAAAAAAATTCGTACTCAGCGCGACTGCCCCTTATGTAAAGAAAATCCATTGGCTTCTTCCACGTTGAGAGCCATTCCTAAAAAGAAAGGTACTTTTAGAGTATTGGGATTAGACCAAGCAACGAAAGTTTCTGGCTTTTCAATCTATGATGATAAAAAGCTTATCAAATATGGTGTTTTTAGTGCTTCTACTGATTTAGAAGAAGTTGCTAGAGACCACATCATAAAAGAATGGTTAGTTTCAATTATAAAAACCTTTAGTATAGATTTTGTTGGAATTGAAGGTATTCAGTATCAAGAAAAAATGGGTGTGACTACTTTTGAGACTCTAGCCCGTCTTCAGGGGATTCTGATGGAGACTTGTTTTGATTTGGGAATTCCTTTCAAGATTGCGCCAACAAATACATGGCGCGCGCACTGTGGAGTGAAGGGGCGCTCAAGGTCTGATAAAAAACGCTCAATGCGCCAACTTGCAAAAGATTGGTTTGATGTAAGTCTTAGTGAAGATGAAGCGGATGCTGTCGGAATTGGAAAATATATAAGTGAAACTTGTTATAAGAAAATTGAAGTCGTAAATTGGGAATAAAAGAGAGGAGAGCAATAAAGCCCTCCTCTCTTATAGTTAGGAATATTTCTTTATTTTTCGTTCAATATCATCATACCAATGCTGGAACATTTCATGGGTTTCGTGCCACATACACTCTGAAACAGTTTCTTTGTCTACTGTCTTTTCTTTAGAAGCTTCAGTTTCAAAAAGTTTATGGAAATTCATGAAATGCTCTAGTCGGTATTGGGCATATTTTGCGATTTCATCTGCTAAAGCTTTATCTTCTTCGTGTTTGCTGATTTCGCAAGCATAGTCAATCATCATTTCTGCATCTTTTAGGTCATCATTCATTCCTTTATATAATGCTTTGAATTTTACCATAATTATGCCTCCTTATGCTACTTTAGTTATTACAACATTTACATTAGTAAAAGTCGTAGCCAAACCAGCATTGTTGAAGGTTAGATTAGTGGTATTATTTACGGCACAACAAGAAGGTTTTACTTGGATGAGTTTAGAGAATGCCAAGCTACGCACATCAGTTGTTGAAGCAGAAGAAACGCTAGCAGTTGCCCCAGGAACCAGAGTTCCATTATTCAACATAGAGACAATTATTGCACCCGCAGTTGCTCCAGTGATAGCACCCGTCCCATTGAATGTTATAAAGTAGAAACCAGGTTTATTCAGTGAGAAAGTAGTACTACCAGCGCTATGGGTTGCAGTGCATCCAGTTTGGATACTGTTTATGGCAAAGGAAATATTGCCTCCAGCCACAACTTCTTGAGAAGTATTTGAATAACTATCAATCATTTTTATTTACCTCCGATACGGATATGTATTCACGGTAAAAGAAAATTAGATACCGCATCCGCAATTATAGCTTGAGCCACAAGTTCCGTTGGCGGACTGATAAGGGGAACAAGTAATATATGCGGGCTGAGGGAATGGACGTAGAGTTCCGACTAGAGCGGCAGTCTGAGTTTGCTGAGATAGCTGAAAATTGGCAGTTTGTAGTTCACGGTCACGGTCAGCTAGCTTATCACGTAGTTCCTGCATAGTATTGGAATTGATTAAAGCGCGAGTGGCTTCGCCTTCGGCATGGATGGCAGTTGTGATTTCGCAGGTATTCTTATAAGCTTCGGAACGAACACTATCAATATTACGATTTGTCTCACCAAATGTTATCATATAGGCTCTTTATCCTATATTTCTTATAGTTTCCTATAAGTTCAGACTATATCTTCATCCTTTCCTTAGAAAGGAGTTCGGCACTCGTGTTGGGATTATTGGTATCTGTCCTCACCCATTAGTCGTTGAACCTTCGATACTACTTTTATCAGAATTCGTATCGCTTGGCTGCTGATTGGCATATTCACAAATATGTCCTTTATATTTATGATTGGTTTTCAAAGCTTTTGATAAAGGAGAGGTGTCTTTTACTCCTAAGAAATCAGCTCCAGAACGAAGAGAAGGAAACCAATTTCCATCAATTAGAATAGCTTTACTACAAGTTACTTTTCTATTTGGAGCAATATATTCTCCTTTATAATAGCAGGAAATTCCGTTAGTATCATAGCCTCTTTTACACCAGTTTTGAACTGTAGCAATATGAAGATTCTTTTCATTTGCTATTTCTCGACAAGTCGTTTCTTTACCTTGATAACAAACTATTTTACTTTTAGATTTTCCTACTTTTTCAGAAATCTTTTTATTATACATTGGATTGTGAAGACTCATTCTTTCTCTTTGCTCTTTTTCTTTCATTGGATTATAAATAGATTTATATTCCCTCATTTCAGGAGTCCAAATAAAATTTACTCCACCTGTGCCACCATTATCTAAATTACAGAAGCATTGATTTTGAGCTTTTAGCTCAGTTATTCTTTGACGTTCATAAACAAATGCTTCTTTTTCCTCTTGAAAAGTTTTTATGATTCTTGGGGTACATTCATTCTCTTCGTAGTATTGTTTGAAAAGATTATTCCTTTGAGAAACTTGCTTATATCTATTACCAGTTCCTTTTCCAACATAAAAGATTTCCTGGGTATCTACATTATACCATTCATAAACATAAAACATATTATCTATCTCCTTATCTAACTTTCTATTAGTAAGTAGAAAATTGCTAATAAGAATATAGATTTTTGAGAACTTAGCGTTCCAGCAATTCACCGAATTTTTTACTAACTATTACTAGTTAGGCTGCCATGAGATTATTATAGCAGCAATTTTGCTGGGCAAAACGATTCTCAGCTAGTGCGCTCTGGATACCATAGAAGCCATCTTTCATAGCGCCTTGATTACCATAGAAGCCATCCTTTAGTCCACTATTGATAGCATAAAAGCCATCACATACCCCATTAGTGATACCACGAAGCTGACTATTTACATCCTGGTTATTGAAGCCTTCGAAAAGGTCAGAACGAGTTAGAGAACTTTGAAGAGCTCCATTGTCCCGATTTCCAAAAAGACCTCCATTTCCGCCAAGTAAGGCTAACCAAACAAGATAGATAAAGGGGTTATTCCATGCATTACCCATTCCATCTTGGTCGCGAGTTAGGGCGAGAATATCACCCGCAGATAGTCCTTCATTCATCATTTTTATTCCTCCATTTATTTATTATAACTTATGCCCCGGACGCAGAAGTTATTTTAAACTTAGTATAAAGTTGAGACCTTGTTCGATTTGGTCTTCGGGTATTCCTTGCAAACGAGCCCGTTGAGCTAATTGGACAAGGTTTTCTTTTGTCAAATTTGGTATCATTTGTTTCATCTTTTCGGGGTCAATTGGAGGAGTTATTTGAGTTTGAGTTTGGGATTGATTGTGGCCCATATTCATCAAAGCTGATAACATATTAGAGTTCATTTTTTAATTTTCCTCCTCCGCTTAGTAGCTTTTTGATTTCTTCGATTTGATCTTCAAGTCTTTCTAATCTTGAAGAAACCTCATCATTTTGTAAGTTTTGTTTCGTCTCACAAGGAGTAATTGTATATACCATTAAAGATGGCGCACCATTGACCATAGCTTTTATATACATAAGATTTTCACTTGGACAAATTCCAACTGAAATACCTCCACTAACTGGTATATTGGCAATTTCCATCGAGTTATTTAGAGTATAAACGTTTCCTTGAGGTTGTGGAAACATTTGGGTTCCTTGATATGAATTTGTAGCATATGGATTATATCCTGCCATTTTTTTATCCCTCCTTTTTCTCCTCTATTTATAAGTGATTAGAAAACTCTTACTCCAAAATAAAAAGAGCCTACTTTTGATAAGTTCTAATAACCAATCAAAAGTAGGCTTAGTTTTTATTTATTTTTCACAAATAAATGGTAGTAATACAGAAATTTCATCAAGGGAAATCTTTACAGCTTCTAAACTGTCTAGAGAAATGGAATAATCTGGAATTTCTAGTTCTAGGTTTTGAAGGTCAATAATTTCTTTTTGACATTCTTCTATCTTATCCTTTGGAATAGAAACATTTTCATTTTCTAAAAAGATAAGATTTCCATTTTCATCCTTTTCACCATATTGAGTTACAATTTCTTTGAATTTCTCTTGATAGAATTCTAACTCCTCGCGTGCCCGTGCGAAGATTTTTGAGAGATTGTAGGCGGTACGAATTGGGAGCTTTTGGGGCAAAAGTTCCTTTTCAATATTTAGGGTCGAAATTAATTGGTAAATTGTAATTTTCATAAATCTGCCTCCTTTTGATTTTATTATATAATAAAATTAGAAAGAAGTCAAGTTTCTAATTATTTGATTTCGCCGCAATCAATATTAAAACCTTCTAATGCACCAGTCGCTAAGTTTATTTTGAAAAAATCAGTAGAACCTTCTTTTTGAAAATAAATAATATTTCTTCCTGATGTTGGGGCGATTGTTAGTATTGAATCATCTTGAAGAGTAGATGTATTTATTCCTAAGTGATTTTGACGATAGGCAACAGTTGGATTGATGCCATAGATTATGAGGTCGTTTGAAGTAGAGAATTTTGTAATAGATTGACTATTATAGGTTATTGTTGTAGTTAGAGTCAATCTACCGATTTTGAAATCAATAATTCTTTCAGTAAGTGAAAAAATTGTGTTGGTAGTATTTTTAGTTTCCTCATATTTAGAAAGGTTTAATTCTAATATAAAACTCTTGGAGCTAAAAAGTTCTTCTTGACTACTATCATATCCCCAATCAATAATATTATATTGACAATTCACTTTCCCTGGAAGAGTATTTCCCTCACTTATATAAGTAGCTTTATCAAATAAAATAGTGGGAGGAATAAATTTTATTCTTTGACATGATATAGCTTTTTTAGTGCTATATATCGTTGAATCTCCATCATAAAAAATCATATTGAAGTAACATTCCCCAGATTGTTGAATCTCACCAATCCCAACTTCAATAGTATCGGTAAAAATCCTACCTATACCGAACTTTGGGGAAGGATTATTATCTTGAATATCTCCTTTATTGCCGTAAGAAACAAATCCTTTCCCATCTTCACGATTTATCAAACAAGAGTATCTAATAACCTTATTATAAGAAAAAGTTTTTATAGTATAAGTCAATCGTAATTTATATCCCTCGTATAAATAAAGACTATTATTTCCCTCTCGAATTAAACTTATAATTTCAGGATTTTCATTGAAATCTAATGTCACAATTGAAGACTGTTTAGAAATAGTCTGTCCAAATCTATTGGTAACAGTGTTTTTCAAAGCACAGGTTAGGACTCCCGTTTTTGAGACCTTAGAAGGAATCTTATCAAAAAAAGTAGAATCAGCTATAGTAAAATTTCTTTCGTAATAATCTCCACTAATATTCCCTCCTTTTACTAAAGTTGAAATATCAATTTTTTGATTATCAGAAATTATTATTTCAGATTTCCACCATTTTGAATTTTCTTTATCAATATTATAATAATTATAAAAGTTATCATCAAGCGCAGCGTCTACAAAACTTCCTTTGGATATACTAATTTTTTGAGACAAATTATTTCCATTATACCCGTCTGTAAAGGGTTTGATATATAAAGTGCTTCCAGAGGAAGGAGTTGGGTCTAATACAGGAGTCCGGCGTCGAGACACCAAAGCAGAACTCGTCAGGCCAGCTAACTGTAAAGTAGGGAAAAAGTCATAACTCTGACCGGGCACTAAATCTGAAGTTATAGTTATGTCATAGAAGATCTTTGTCTCTTTTTGGTTTAAACTTTTACTAACTGTGTAAGAAATACTTTCATTACTACCAGTATCAAGTCTAAAGATTCCTTTTTCATCTAGATAACTGTCATAATGAGATGATACGAAACGGAGTTCTTGATAAAAATCAGTTGGATTGGTTCCAGGGACATTGCTTTCTGAAAACTTATTATAAGTAGTATCATTAGAGAAGGTCGGGAGAGATGGTGAAATATATCTATCAGTAGTCACACTATTACCCACTTCAATTTCATCTCTACAGGTAAATTCAAAGTAATATTCACATTCAGGTAGTCCTAAAGAGCGAATATCTCTATTTAGAGGAATTCCTTCCACAGTTAGTTTTTCATTATCTATTAGAGTTAATAGTAAAGATGAAGACCCAGGAGCAACATATCTTTTGATTTTTACATCATAAAAACAATTTTTATTAGCAGATAAAAAATTTGAAAAAATTTCTAATACTGTATTATCTTTTTGATTCGATACTTTAGAATAAGTTGTTTTCTCTGCGTTACTTGTTACTAACATTTCTGGTTTTATATTTTTAGTTATTGTGACCTTTGTTGAAGAAGAACTGTATTCCAATCCATCATGAGTCCAAAAGTAATAATCTCTACTATGTCCTTGAGTTAAATCTCCTAATGTGTTATCTGTAATTTTCCCTTCATTGACTGGGTTTTCTGGTCCGTCGGAAGTTCTGGCCCAGTAAACTGAGCCAGATTTGCTTCCGAAGTTTAGATTACCAGGTAAAATATCTGTTATAGTAACTGAAGTCTGAGTTGAAGGTATCGTTTTTGAAGTAGTAGAAATTAGAGGACTATTTGGCAAGCTATTTACAGAGCGGCGAATATAGTCACTACTTATAGGGTTGTTATAAGTCGCATTGGATTGAATTCTTACAGAAATGTATTTACCCCGATAGCTTTCTGGAATAGTAATATTGTAAAAAGAGTGTGACGTAGTTTCTTTCCCACTATACCAACTTGTAGTTGGAAGTTCTCCACTTGTAGGAGATACTAGCCAATATACAGTATAATTTTTGATAGCATTATCAGTTCCATCAGTCGCGCCCGACCAGTTTACTAATAAAGTTCCTGGTTTTATAATAAGGGCATCGGGAGACCAAACTCTTGAAGGAGCAGTACAATTAGTCCATAATAAAGCTGGTGTTGAAAAATCAGTATAGGTTGAAAAAGAGTTATATCCACTATCATAATTAGAATTATTACGAAAAGAAAAAGTAACACGATCAAAGGCGCCAGCAGAACTACTTGTAGCAGTAAAAGAATAACTAAAGGACCTTTTTGTAGTTCCGCTATAAGAGCTTCCCCATTCAGTAAAAGCTATCCATCCACTATCTCCACCGGTGCTTGAAGTTGCTCTGCATTCTAGTACATATCCAGTTCCAATATGAGAATCTGAATATCGCAGATTCCAAGTTACGGTTCCACTATATGTAATTTGACTATTAGAACTTCTCGTACAATTACAAGTTATTTGATAAACTATATTGGGTCTATCATCAGTATAAGTGTAATTTATTATTGCCATAATTTCCTCCTTTTACGCTTAAGCAAAAGCCAAAGTTTCTAGTTTTTATTGGCCAGACGCCGAAGTTTCTGTGGATGTTTTTATGTATAAATCATAACCTACTTCGGTTTTTCCCTCAGTTACTTTTCGGTACTCTAAAGAATTACCAAAAAAGATATTCTGTTGAGCAAAAAAGTTTCTATTTGAAGTAATTTTGCTATCTTCTACTGAAAGTTCTCCAGTAATAATGTCCGATTCTTTACCACTGGTGGTTGTCTTGAGTGAAACTTTGTCTTTAGAAAAAGAAAGATAGCTCTTTTGAGAAGAAAATTCATTATCTAATACTGTAAAACATGAAATTCCGTCTTTAGATAATAGAATTCTATCTATTCCTTTTTCTCCTTTCTTCGTATCTACTCTAAAAGTATCTCCTGAAAAATCAATAGTATTATCAAATATTGTAATAAACTCTTTTTGAGGAGTAGTAAATCCAGTTTTGCTTATTTGGTAAAGAGTTTTTTCTATAAATTCATAATAACTTGAAATTTTAGTCTCTTCTGGAATTTCAACTATAGAGTAGGTTTCATTTGAATTTTTTTGATAATATTTTTTAGTTTTATCTATTTTAGTATCACTAGTTGGTCTATAATCTTTTTCTTCTTTGAAAATAATTCCTTTAGAAGTATTATAAACATTGAGTGCGCCGCTCTCTCCATTTTCACTAGTACCAGTCCAACCATGAATGCTAGCCGTATATATATCAGCACCGTAAATTTTACTGCCTTCTATTTTACTATTTGAAAAAACGCTATCGGTAAAAGTACCAGCTTTAGCATATAAGTTACCTTTATCTGTAACTTGGAAAGGAGCCTGTTGAACGCTTTGTTTATCTTCACCTATAGACCCTGCCCAAAATACAATTTTTTGAGAAGCGTCCTTATCTTTGAAAAGATTCTCATCGACATTATATCCATCAATTGTATTTACTCCAGCATAAGTTGGAGAACTATCACTTTTGACTTTTGTGGTTAGAGTACCATTCAGATAAACATTATCGCCATAAAGGCCATAACCGAGTTTTCCAGTTATCGGATATAAGTCTCCAATAAAAAGGTTTGGCTTATTAGGATATTCTACAACAGATTGAGTCTCACCAGTATCAATAGTTTTAGTAGCAACAGTTGGAAGGGTGACAGTTAGACCCCCTCTAAAGAGATGACAGTCTTCATTCTTTCCAACTGTTCCATCCTGTAATTGTTCGGCTCTAAGAGAATTTACCCCAATTAGTAAATTATCAGTCAGGTTGATTTTTCCATCTACTAAGCTATTATTATATAGTTTTATTATAGTGGCAGTTTTGTCTTTTTCAAACTTGACTCCACTAATAGCTACTCTAGTCTGCTCAATGGTGGTAACATCGCCTTCCTGACCATTGACTATAACATGATCTCCGACATTAAGCCCAGTTTCTTCAACAGTAAAAATGGTTTCTGTATTTGTACTAGATACACTAGTACCAGAATAAGAAGGTTTGAAGAACATAATTCCGCCCGCGCCCTGAACAGTAGAATTTTTGAACACTACATTCTCAATAGTGCCGCCTTGCGCGATTACATTGTTGAAAACAGCTTTATCTTTATCAATTGTCCATAGAGAAGACTTTATTGTTGGATTAGTTTCGTCTCCGAAGATTTTTATATCTCCAAATTCAAGAACCCCACTGGTTTTTAATTTTATGTCTCCTGCATTGAGGACGATCCCATCATAACGAGTTGGATTTTGAAGGTATGCAGTTGCAATTAGTTCAGAACCTTCTTCATAATAAGTAGTTATTTTTTCTTGAGCTGGTTTTTCTACGATAGTATAAGATCCATTTTCCTTCTTTTCATAATAAGTTTTTCCTTCAACCAAAGCCGTATCTTTGGTTTGTATTTTTAGCTTTTCTTTGAATGAAATTCGGTCTCTTACTTCCGCGCCATTGCCTAATTCAATATTTTCAGCAGTAATCTTTCCATTAGCTCCATCTAAAACAATATAAGATTTTTCATCGTCCCCTTTTTTGATAGAACTTAATTTATCACTTGAAATTTCGAAGCCACCAATAGTACCACTCTGAGCAGTAATACTTCCTGTGAAGACACCAGTCGCACCTTGTAACTCACCAGAGAAAATTCCTGTTGCGCCTTTCAATTCACCAGAAAATGACCCATTTGCACCTTCTAGAGTGCCTGAAAAAATCGTTTTACGAACAACTTCATAAATCTCTGTGTCACTTGGGAATTTTGTCGATTCTCCTTTTTCCCAAAGAGTATAGACGCCAGTATCTTTGTTATAAGTATAATAAGTTTTTCCTTCCTGGGGAGTAGTATCAGTTGTTTTTTCATAAAAAGCTTTATTGGCTGAAAACACCTCAGCGTCTCCATCTAAGATTGAAAGAGTGCCATTATTTTTGATTTCAATGCCACGGGAAGAGAGAACTACATCATTACTAAAGAGTCTATTATCTTCAATAGTAAAACCACCAATAGTGCCTCCACTAAAATTTCCTCGAGTAGCTTCTACTGTTCCGTCATTATAAACAATGAAGTTATTATTAGAGTTAAAAACTTGATATCTGTTTTTTCCAGTTTCAAGAACTCCAATAGAAACTGTATCAGAAATTCGTAATTTATCTCTCAGCCAGAGCTGACCACTATCATCAGTTTCCATAGTGGTTGTACCAGTATCATCTTTTAGCTGAAGACCATAAGCTACTTTATTATCTTTGGTGGTTATTTGACCGATTCTAATTTTATCAATTACTTTATCATTTATGGTTTTACTAACGCATATATCTTTTTCAGTTGAAATTTCAATCTGTTGGTTTTTATCTGCACTTTTATTTTTTAGAAAAAATCCCTTCCAAGTCATACCAAAGAGAGCATCGCGCCAAATCTTATCTTCACCGACGGCTTCCATTCCGCCAACTGTATCTTTCTTTTGGGGGTCATAAGATTCGTTGTCGGCTATTGCGCCTTTTATCCCATATACGCCATATTGGTCAAAACGAACAAAATTATTGGTGACGATACCTCTAAGAACTTCTTGATTAGTGTTCGGGTTTATCTCTCGAGTTGCATCAAAAGCATTGATACCATATTTATCCCATCTAAACGAAGCGTGCGCTCCGTCATAGATTGCGATGTTGTTGGTATTAATAGAACCTGAAGTTAGATATTGGGTTGCTACACCTTCGCCACGAACAGCATTCTTCCAAGTAACTCCACCATCAGTAGAAATAAAAAGGCCACCAGAGGTAAGCTTCGTCCGTTTTGAAGGATCACGCTTATCAGTCAAAGTTAGGCCAGTAGAATCTTGAAAGATTTCTTCATTTTGAGATTTGAAGACTAATTCATTATTTATATTGATACTATTTTGAAGAGTTTCAGTATTGATAACGCCCTTGCCTTCGACTACACTTGAAGCGCGATTATATTCGCCAGTAGAATACTGGAGAGATTGGGTCGTAGCAGTTATACGCTGGAATAAATCTTCGAACTGGGTTTTATAATTCTGAATTGTGAAAGTATCTTTTTCGGGACTGTCAAACCAAGAAGTAGATTCACTTATCAGAACCTTTTCATGATAAGGAGTCTTCCAAGCGTCTTTTCCTTTTATGTATCCAAAGAATTCTTTATCCTCAATAAAAGAAATATCTCCAACATTGAACTTTTTGCCCTTGTACTCATCAAGAGCATTCAGCCGAATTACAGAAATATTATAAGAAATTTTTGGACGAGAGCTAGTATATGCGACGCTACGAGCATCTAAGTAATAGAGATTTGGATCGATATAGTCTTGAGAAGTCCAGGAGCCTTCTTGGATGAAACGAGAGAACTTTTGATAGAAAGCGCTCTCGAGAGCCTTCTTCTCATTTACTTTTACCTTTAAATCCTTTTCATAACCATTTACTACTTTTGTAAGTTCATTTACACTAGACTCTATCAATTTCAAACTAGCTTGAAAGCTCTCTCTTTTATGTTGCTGAGTTATCAAATTAGAATAGATATTTTTTACTTCTTCATTATCTGAATGAGTTTTAAGGTATTCAAGGATTGCTTCATCATCAAAAATATCAAAACCAACCAACTTACATAAATTATTTTGAAGAGTGGTAATTTCGGTCACAGAATTTGATACATATTGGTCATAAATAGTTTGAAGAGAAGTTTGCTTTGAAAGCTCAGTTTTTTTAGGAGTAAGCTTCTCTACAATACCATTATACTCTTTATTCTTATTTTTTAGTTCAACATAAAAACCCGAATTTCCATTATTATCAGGAAGATACAAATATTTATTTAATTCTCCTGAATTCAAGAGCCCTTGAGAAATATAATATCCAAAATCTAGAATATAGTTTTCCCCATTCTCATTCAAATCGGCATCAGCAATTCGGCAAATACCATTCTCGGCGTACTCGCTCGTATTTGGTGCGACTACTACTTTTGTTGTAAGTTGATTGCTGTCTATGGAACGAGAAATTGTTTTTAAGTCAATTCCATAAACAAAACCATATCCAAGGTCTTCGCCAACTTCCTCTTTGAAATAAACTGTCTTTTTAGGAATTCCTTTTTCATAGATAATCTTTCCAGCATCTTCATTGTGCTCAATTTTAAATCTTACCCAGCATTGGAAAGTTTCAGCAATATTTTGAAGAATATTGAAACGGTTTGAATTCTTCGCAGTAATGCTTCTAATTTTTTCATAAAGGACATGGGTAGTATCTCCACTTTTATCTTCATAAACTTCTGTCAAGTCTGTTTTTTGAGTAGTTCCGCAATAGAGATAGGCAATATCTTCTTCTTTTTTGTAACTATCATTTGGAAGGAAATACTTATAGTAAGTAACTCCTTTAGATTGAGTATCGAAATCCCCAAGATGAATTACTGAGCCATTATACCCCTCCACTCGTTGATAGAATTGAACCTCTTGTATCCATGAGTTCGCAGGTAGAGAAATAAAAATACCAGGACGAGCAATAGAATTTTCAGTCTGAGGATTTCCAGCACTATCCGTATAGGTATGCTTTCCAAAATAACCAGCAGTAATCTCTTTTTTAGGCCGGGCACGAATTACTTTGAATTCAATCTGAAGAATTTGGCCCTTTTCATATAAAGGTTCATTTCCAGGAAAAACAGCTCCCTCTGAAAAAGTTTTGGGGTCATACTTTTTGGTCTCTGTATTTCTAATATAATATTTTTTATTTGCGTTTTTTTCAACATCAGAAGTAATAAAATAATAATCTTCTAGTTGTGATTCTCCAATTTTTTCACAGTAATCTTCTGTATTATGAACTGGGATTGAATTTTCAGAAGACAAAGCAGTAAAATAATCGTAAATATGAAAACTAATTTCACTATTCTTATTGAAAATAGGAAGGTTCCCATTTTCGTCAGCTTTAGGCTCACCATTATAGCCCCTAATTCTAAGAATATATCTTTGTCCTGGTTGGAGGCCATCTTCTAAATAACCTGCACTATCTTGAAGACCACTATTGAATACCAAAATCGGATCTTTAGCTGTATTTCGTAAATAAGTTGTTGAAGTATAGGAATAATTGAGTTTTTCTTCTCCGAAGAACAAAGGATAAAGCTCCCAACTAAGCGCACCCTGCCATCCATTAGTATCAACGAACTCTTTAGAGTTAGAAATTAGATTCAAAACAACAGTGGGGTCTTTATATTCAACAACTGAATAGCCTAATATCTTATTATTACTTTTGTCTTTATAGACATAACAATTTCTATTTAGTGCGCTATTGAATTCTTGGAGCTGCTTACGAACTAGGCGTTTTCCTCTATAATCATCAGAAAAAACAGGGTCTCCATTGAGATAGGTACTAACAAATCCCTTCCAACCTTCTGCTTTCATATCTACAGAATAGCAATTATTTTCTTTTAGAAGTTGACTATTACTTTCTGTTTCATAAGAAGTATTATAAATAAATTGAACATAACTCTTTTTCTCTTGAACGACAGAATAAAAGAGATAAATAGGAACATATATAAACGTTCCAGTCTGGGGGTCTTTTTTTAGTGTAATAGTAACATCTTCATCCTTTTCATTTTTGACTGTTATGCTCTTTTTCAAGAAAGCTTTATAAAGAGGTTCCTCAATAGTCTGTAAAATATGGTCACTATTATCAGTATCAACAACCCAATCGGTTCCTTCAAGAACTTTCTTAGCTAACTCCTGCGCGGTTCCCTGGTTATTGTTGAGCTTTTGGTCAAATTCTAAGCTAAAACCGGTTTTACTTAGCTCATTGATATAAAGGTCTTCGCAAGTATAAGTAATTGTCTTTCCATTACTATCTTCTTGAACACCCTTGATAACAAAATCATACCATCGGTTTTCCCATTTACATTTTACCTTTCTTTCATTTACCAAAAGAGAAGTAAAAGGATTTTGAATTCTCTTTCCAGTTTCATTATCAATATATGTATAATATAGCTTGAAAGTTAGCTTATTTGTACCGTTGACATTTCTCACTAGTTTCGGTTCAAGGGCCCGGGCCTGTGATGTCATGGTATCTGAGCCAATTATACAAACTTTTTCTTCTTCATAATGTTCGGGAACTATACTTTGCCCTTCTCCAGTTTGAGGGACTAATCTATCTTCCCATAGGCTTATCTCATACTTATTTTTCTTCATAATAAGCCTCCTTAGTAGTAAATATAATCATATACGATTTCCGTAGGGACCGCGCCAGTTACGCTAATTTTTAAGTCTTCTTTTTGAGGAGGAATCTTAAAGAAATCTCCTTCAATAATATATTTATTATAAAGATTTCCTGTAGTTATATTCTGTCCGTCAATGCCTTCAATTAGATTACTTTTAGTATTGATTTGAAAGCCAACATCTTTAGGGTCTAATATAAAAGGAGTTATTTCTAATATGTTTTTTGTATTTCCAGAACTATCTTTTCCAGTTAGAGAAATGGAAACTACAGGTCTATTTTCGACCTTTTCTTCTGCTTCTGTCCATTTTCTAAATCGTAAAATAAAATCAGCTTCCAAGTCTCCAGCATTATAGACAGGAATGTCTCCTGGAATAGGCTTTTCATCTTTATTTTTTGGGACTTTGTCTAATGTACTTTGTGCTCTCATACCAGATGCTTCAGCCCATTCCTCAATATTGGGATAGGTCTTTCGTAAAACATAAGCCTCTTTTCCAGTTTCTTCTTCTATCTCTTTCTCCAAAAATTTGAAAGCACTCTTGGCAAAGGGATAATAGGCCGTAAAAGTTAGCGTTCCTTCACCTTTATAGGTGCGCTCTCCATCTTTTCCAAAGCAAATATATTTCAACTGCGGTTTACCAGATTTTACCATATAATACTTATAAGGCCTTTCATCAAAGACTAATTTTCCAACTTCTTTTGTCCCAAAAACTTGCTGTAGTTCTCGGAACTGTTTCTCAGTCAATTCATCAAAAGCAATATTTATACTAAACTGTCTTTGGGTATAATCACTCCCAAAATAGTAAAAACCGTCCCCTCCAGGAACCTGTACGGTTTTGTCTTGAGCGGTAGGAACTAAATCTTCATTATACCTACTACCATCGCTTACCCGCACAATTCCTAATTTTTCGGAACGGTGTTCATTAAAAGAAAAACCAATAAAATCTCCTTTTAACGCAATAGCCATAATGGTTTCCTCCTTTCCTCAAATTTCTCTAAGGATAAGTGAAGAAACCATTATGGCTTTATAATTATCTGATGAAATTCACCAAATTTACGTTACGATACATTGCACTATCTGTTAGTTCTTGTTTGATTTTCTTACTTAGGTCTTCAACATCATAGTCATTACTTAGTTCATCAACATTTATATCAATATTGAAATACATATCACCAACAGATTGAGTATTATTTTGTAAGCCTTTTCGATCCATAATAGAACTCAAAATATCTTTTAACGCAATGAAGTTCTCGGTGTCGCGCGCATTCAAAATAAGTTCAGGACTAGACTTGGTTCCATCTAACCAGGCCGGGCCAGTGAAGTCTGCAATGCCACCGGTCTTGTAAGCCGTTAGGTCTTTCTTGCGGAACCAACCAGTATAACCACCACTAACGCCATGATAACGAGTCAAATAATATCCATTATTTTCGTCTAGAATAGTATAGATGGGGTCGTTTCTATAATACTGACTTCCTCCACCGCCACCGTAGGAATCAGCGTAAATAACTGCGTCAGGGTCAGCTTTAACTCTACTACCAATTGAAAAAGCACCACTACCACCCGAACCACTACTAGAACCTCCTCCACTTGGAGTAGGCGCTTTAGTCATTCCAGAATATGTAAAGCCACCAATTTTTGAGTCATAATCAACTCCACTATAAATATTCCCCTTATTATCAACCCAATTAGAGCCATTATAGTGAAGGCTGAGGCCATCGGAAGTAACCAAATTCTTATCAATTTCTTTAGCCTTATACATATTCCAATTAGCATATCCATGACTTGCCGCGAGAATTGCTTTTGAAATTTCTTCTTGCCAGTTGAGCTGACCGAACTTGCTCATACCCTTCCAACCTTCATCTTTTTTCAAAAGCTCCCAAACTTGAGACGCAAGATTTATTTCTCCACTTTCGGTAAAGGCATTAGTCAATAAATCATAGGTTTGATTCCAGAAATCCCCATTCTTTGAAGCATAGTCAAGCTGTTTTTGCATCAAATCAATCTGACGTTCTCGCGCCGTTTGAGCATCGTCATTTTGTTGGGTTAGACGCTCTAACTGTTGGTCGATTAGATTATCTTCGTAGTTCTGGCGGTCATCGGCAAGCTCTTCTTCAAGTTGCTTTATTTCCAAAAGATTTCCATTTGAGGTATCTTGGCGTAGATAAGCTAAACGAGCCTCTTTTTCATTTATATCTTCTTCTGTTTGGGTATTATCTCTGATTTGACGTTGAAGATCAATTGAACGTTGGATTGAATCCAAAATTTTAGAATTTGAATCATTTATTTTGTCTGAAAGGTCTTGATAGTCATCAATTAGCTGCTGTTGCTGATTTACAATTGCGTCATAGACTTTCTGCTCAAAATCGAGATAATCCTGCATACCTTCCTTTTGAAGTTCAGTCACCTTATCTTTGAAATCTTCGATTTGGGTGTCGATATCTTCAATTTGGCCTTGAAGCTCTTCTAAGCGACTAATATAAGCTTCAATAGCGCTTCCTAAATTTTCATCTTTTACAGAATCAATGGCATCCCAGTCAATTTTGAGTAAGCCGGTGTTGGGGTTATAGCTACCATATTTAGTAACACCCCAATCGGCAAATGACTTTATGAGTTCATTACCATCGCTATCTTGACCCTTGTAGGTCTCAGAAGATAGAGCGTTTAGTTGCGCGAGACGACCAGCGCGCAGTTGATTTTGGAGAGCAATTTCTTTTTGAAGAGATTGAAGCTGAGCATTATAATTTTTGCGGAGCTCCCGGAATGTAGAGCCACGACGTTCGAGTATGCGGTCATATTCCTTTTCGAGCTTTTCGCGCCGACGTAAAGCTTCGTTTATTTCTTCAGTTAGGTTATAGAGTTTGTCATAGGGGTTTTCCCAGGTAGATTCTTTCTTTTCAGATGAGGAACTACCGGAGGAACTACCGGAGGAACCGGAGGAGTTATTTCGTGAAGGAATGATTGCTCCTTCTAGACTACTTCCTCCAGAAGAACTATAACTACTCAAAGAAGATTTAATACCAGTTACTCGCCGGAACATTCCATTACCTATATCTTCCCATCCTTGGGCTTCAAATGAAGCTTTTGCTTTATCAAACTGAGCTTGGCTTCTAACATTTGGAGAAGCATATTCATAAGTATAATCTAAATTTATTTTAACTCCAGTTAGTTTTTCAATAGACAATAGAAGAGGGTTTAGTGCAGCCATAGCATCTTTATTTGCCTGATTGGCTGAAGTAATTATTTGACTAAATAAATTTATTAGAGGGGATGTATCGCTGAAATACTTTACCTCTAAAGTAGGGTCTAAATCTTCTATGTATTGAACTAATTGGTCAACATTAAAACCAATATCCTCTAAAGAAGAACCTACTGCTTTTTTTAAATTATTAGAAGCCTGTTCCCAAGCCAAATGTCCTAAAGCCTCGTTTAAATTATTAAACGCTTGCGCTCCAGCTTCTCCTCCCTCGGCTAAATTATAAATATCTTGAGCGTACTGTTGAATAAAATCATCAGTAATTAGTCCCTTGCCAACATTGAATAAAGTACTTAAGTCTGTTTTGGCAGTAGCTAAAGCATTATAGTATTCTGTGCCAGCACTTTTACCTTGAAGTAAAACATCTCTATAACCATCAATACTTTCAGCAGTTTTATCATATTGTTTTCTAAGTTTAAAAAGTTGAACAGCCTCATCAGCTAGCTTCAGATTGAACTCATCACTATCAATTCCAGCTTTTTCTTTTAACTGGTTATAATACTCCATTGCACCGTTATATTTATTTAGTTGAGCAGTCATTATAGTTATTTGTTCATCTTCCGTTAATTTTCCAGTAAAGATTCCAAAATTTCCAGTCAAGTCATACTGTCTTGATGCTGCATTAAGTTGCTCAGATTGAACAGCTTCTTTATTACTAGCTAAATTATCTACCATTTTTATGGCATCAATTAATTTATTAGCTATGCCTTCAACAGAAAGATTGGTGATATCAATTCCTAACTGCTCTGCCATCTCTTTAAGTCTTTTTCCATCATTTTCTCCAAAAGTAGTCCCTTCTAAGCCATTTTCTTTCAATAGTTCTAAATCGTCTCTTAATTCTTTATCAGATTCAATTATTGGTTGATACTCCTCACCAGCTTTTATACTCTCTTGTAAGCCTCCAACAATTGTTCCTCCAATTTGTTCAACTTTTTCATCTATTTGTCTCAGCAAATCATTACTATCTTTCCCAATATAGGTCCATTCATCAATTCCTGTTTGTAAGAAATCACTATCTGCAAAACCTGTGCTTACTAGATTTTCCTTATCGCTAGAACTAAAAGTCTTCTCTCCATTCTCTACTAAACTCCGAACTCCACCAAGTTTAGAAATCCTCTCATTCAAAGATTGAACTTGTTCTAAACTCGTAATATAAGGCTTAACAGCAGTATTGGCAGTAGCCCAGAATTTTTCGATTTGAGCCTCATCCATTCCAAGATTTTTCATGAAGTCTTTCGCATCAAGAACTTGAACAGCATCTGAAAGGTCAATTGAGGAGAGGTAGTTTTTTAATTGTTTCTGTTCATTTTCTTCCAATTTGGAGCCAGAAATAGCTTCGTTAAATGCCTCAATATACCTTGTCGCATTTTCATCTGACATTTCTCCAACTTGGTCCCCTAGAACTTGAATTTGAGAGTAAGATAAATCTGATAATAAGTTTGTATCTATTTTTTTATCGGTAAAAGGTTTATACAAAGTTTTTATCCCCTTAAATACTTCTATTCTGGCATTGCCCATCATGCCTTCTATTTGCTTAGGAGTAACACCCAAAGCCTCAGCTATTGCTTCTTTATCTTTTTCAGAAATATTAGTTGATAATAATTTCTTCATTTCTTCTGGATTTAGAGTATAATTTCCAGAAAACGCACTAACTAATGTTTGATTTGTATCACTTAATCTACTAATTTTCTCTGCTTGATTTCTATATTGTTCCATAGTAGATTGATTGATTAAAGCTTCTTTTATTTCACTATCATCTTTATTTTCTGCGCTCCCTACTCCATATAACTCTTCATAACGGGTTTTTCTCTTAGCCTTACTATTATACTTGGTATCAATATTAGATTTTGCATTAGAGCTATATTTATCTAAGATAGAATAATGTTCATCTTTATCCTTATCATATAAGTTATCTTTTAAAACTAAATTGGCAAAACTTGAAACTGCTTCATTTTTTCCCCCCGCAGTTAAAGATTGTAACTGCGCTTTATTACTTAGTGTATAAGATGCCTGTTTATATTCTATTTGATTTTTCTTTTGTTCTTCTGTCAACTTTTTATTATTCTGTATTTCTTGCTTATCATCTTCTAATTGTCTCTTATTCTGCTTCAAAGTCGTCATTATTAAATTATCCTGCGCGCTTTGTAAATATTCTTGTTGCTTTTTTAATATATCTCCCCAATTACTTACTGACATTTTTCCAGTTGCTTCATCAATAGCAATCTCTAATTCTGGGAATTGAGATTTTAAATTAAGAATTTCATTATTAACTTCTAAGAGAGCTTTCTTCCATTCTAAACTTCCTTGAGTTAGAGTTTCTAAACTGGTATTTAATTTGTCAAGATTTCCTTTCTTACTTGTTAGTTCATCATAGGCTTTAGAGACTTCATCAGCGGCAGTTTGAGCCTTTTTTGTTGCTTTAGCTGCTTTCTCAAGTTGAGCTTCGGGAGAATTCTTCTTTATTAAAGTAGCTATAACAATTACTGCTGTTACTACTGCCGCAAAAGCAGCTACGTAAATATTTAAAGTCTTTGAAGCGACATTTAAAACTCCGGAGAGCCAGGTTATTCCTTTCTCTACTACCGGCAATGCCATAGAAATTCCCATTAAAGCTGCTCCCACTGTTTGTAAAACTTTTCCAAACTCTTCAGCTTCTGGAATTGCTGAAGAGATAACTCCACCAAGAATAATAAGTGACATACCTAAGGCTATTCCTGTTTGAGACAAAGATTGCATTTTTTCTTGCTGAAGGGCAATTTGGTTAGTATAATCCTTAGTAATTTTTGCGGCCTCTTGCTCTTTTACTCCCCAAGTTACTAATTGATTCTGAAAATCTTCAGCAGAAATCTTCCCTAATTTAAGTTGAGCGCTTAGAGAGTTTAATTCTGAAAAATCTTTTCCTAAAAGTTTTTTATCAATTCCTTTACTTATATCTCCTAAACCAGAATAAACTTGATTTTGTAAATTTTTTTCCATACTAGAAGAAAAAACTGAAAAGGACTGTCCAACTTTATTTAATGAATTACTAAAAGAACTAACTAAAAAGTCTTTCTTCCCGCCAACTCCACCAGCGCTTTTCCATCCTTGTATCCAATTCTTAGCGCTGGCTTTGCCATTTTGAATGAAGCTTCTGGTTTGAACTATACTATTAGCAGTTGTAGTTGAAGTTGAAGAACTACTAATATTTCCATTAAAAGCATCTATTTTCCGTTGAATAAAACCAGTTCTTAAAATTTTATCTATTATTGCTCCACCAGCTTTTAAACCAGCGAAAGCGGCTCCAAGAGTAATAACACTTTTAATTAGGCCATTACCGCCAGAAATTCCGTCAATAATTCCATTAATAGCCTTGAGAAAACCTGTCAATAACGTGACTGCTGCTCCTATAATCTCATTATTAGCGAGCCCCATAGTAAATTGATCCCAAGCATTTTTCAGTTTAGTAAGCTTCGATGCAAGGGAATCAAGAGTCTTTTCAAATTGTTTCTGCCCAGAACCAGTACTATTGTAAGCTGCATTGACTAATTCAGTGGTCTTCGCATAATCTTGCATAATAGCAATAAAACGAGACTGCTGACGAGAACCAGCTGCTTGAGTTGCAATATAACGTTGAGTAAGAATATCTAAATCATTCCAACGTTGAGATAAACGTAAAAATATTTGGTCTAAGCCTTCATTACCAGCCAAGAATTCATTCATAGAAATTCCAGCTGCACGAAGAGCAGTTTGAACCTTATTTACATCAATAGTTTCTCCTTCTTCATCTTGACCAGTTAGCTGACCTTTGGTATAAAGAGATTTAACTTCTGAAAAACGGCCAATAACCGTTTTAAGCATCGTACCAATAGTTTCTGCCGCTTCACGTGTCGTTTCAATACCTTGAGCCAAAAAAGCAGCCGTTGTTTCAAATTCCATATTAACACTATGAGCAATTGAAGCGGTTTTAGTCATAGCGGTAGAAATTTCTTGAGTATCAGAAGCTGTAATAGCTGCTAATTCAGAATAAACATCATTAATTCTTTGAGCAGAAGTCTCATCCAATTCCATATTGAAACCACGCAATGCAGCTGTCATAGCATCTGTTGCATTTGCTGCATCCATACCAGCTACTGCTGCCATTTTAAGAGTTTCAGTTGCTAATTTCATAGACTTATCTAAGTCTAATCCTTGCTGAACATAAAGAGTAGTTGCTGCATAAGTGTCTTTGATAGCCATGCCGAGCTCATTGGCTTGTTCAGTAAAACGGGGCAGTTGTGCCCACATATCATTTACTGAAAAATCAGAAACTACTGCAATTCCAGTCATCGCGGCGTCAAGCTCTTTTACTGTTTCAAAAGCACTTCGAATAGCCCTTCTAAATAATTGAATAGCACCAGTAACAGAAAAGAAACCCATCAATTGATATTTTAGTGTTGATAGATCTTGCGCTGCTCGTTCTGCTGCATTAAAATCATTAGCACTATCACGAACAGATTGGCCCATTTTTTCTAATTCTGGTTGGACTTCTCCAGTAGCTTTTTCTACCCCTTGAAGGCCGCTTCGAAATTTCTCTAGAGCAGAAGTATTAAGATTACTTAACCAAGCTTCTATATCTTCCTTTTTGGTTAAATCTCCAATGTCTTTCATTGAGACTCCGGCTTGTTCTAGAGCTGTTTTTAGTTTTTTTAGAGCTGTGGCAGGATTATCTGTTTGTAATTTACCTATTTCTTCTTTTAGTTTGACAATTAAATCTTTCTGAGCTTGAATACCCTGATTCAATTGATTGAAATCTGAGTTAGAAATATATTGCTGAATTTTTCGCTCCATCTCAGCAATTTTAGTAGCAGTTTCTCCAGCTTCTTTTCTAATTTGATTCAAAGAAGTTACAGTACCATTTATATTAACTTCTGTGTCTCCAATCTTTTTTCCTTTTAAACCTTGCGCTTTATAAATAGATTGAACTGCTTCTTCTGTTTGTTTTTGTGCAGCTAAAGTTTCTTGCTTTTTTGCTAATTGAGTATTTAATCCTTTTAACCAACTGTCTGCTACTTGTCTTTTAGATTTAGCACTTTTTTCAGTTTGTTCTAACTGTGCTAAAGCTGATTGTGCTTGTTTTAGTCTGTTTTGTTTCTTTTCTAAATCTTCAAGACGTTTTGATTCTTGAGATAAGGTTTTTAAATATTTTTTTGTAGCTTCATTTAGTTTTTCAAGTCTTTCCTGTTCTCCCTTTGGAAGAATTTTTAGCTTCCCTTCTTTAGATGCTGTATCTAATTGTTGAATCTCTCTAACAAGTTTAGAGATATCTGTTTGAAGATTACCTACTTCTTTCTCCGCTTGTTTATAATCAGTTTTTCCTAATAGAGAAGGAGATTTATCACTTAGTTCTTGTAATTTTTTTAATCTGCTTTGAATATTATCAAAAACTTTACTAATCTTTTCACTTGATAAATCAGAAAATTTTACTTGGTCAAACTCACTTTGCAATTTTTCAATTTTCTTTTGAAAGTCATTTAAATCAGCTGAGATACCAAGAGAGATATTGATTTTCTTATCTGCCATTCCTTTTCCTCCTAAAAAATAATCAGCATTAGCTAAAAACTAATGCTGACTACAGTTAGAAATCACTATCTATATCATTGTTCAAAAAGTAAAACTCACTAACATATGAATTTCCTCTTGACCCCACTGGAACGCCAACTCCTTTGAAATTGGCTACGACAGGTGTAGCTTGCGCGCCCAGCCTTATAGATAAGCCAGTCATCAATTTTAGCTTTGGGATTTTTATAAGCCCCGTAACTACCTGACCAGTAGTATCATCCTTTACTCTTGTTCTGCCTTCTAATTCAACAAAACCATTGAAAAGCCTATTACCAACTTTTACGACCTTCGCGCCTCCTAGGTAGTTATAAGTATAAGATACCATAACTTCTTTATAAGGCTCGCTAATTTCTATAACTTTTTCTTCTTTGGATAAAGGTAAAATTTTCTTTCCAGTTTCTTTTTCGTAAATAAATAAATCTACTGGATTCTCCTTCAAACGAATTTTATTCTCTTCATCACTTTCCAAAGTTTCCATTTTAGTTACCAAAACTGGCTTATCTTCCTCAATTTCAAAAAGTCTAGAATTAGTCATAAGCGCGAACTGGTCTTTTGAGAATACGCCTTGAGAAAAACTTAGGTCAATTTCTTTCGTAGTTTCCCAAAAGACATGAGGTCGATTGTCAAATCCGCCATTGGCGCTGACCCGTCGTTTTATTTCATCAAGACCAGCAATTTGAATTTTATCAAATTTTGCAAGGATTTCTTTTGTTTCAATGGTTCTATTCCCAATCTCTATTGGATAAGTAGCTTTTAGATAACACTGTTCCAATTCTTTGAAAGAAAACTCGTTCATATTTCCTCCTAAAAAGAAAACGGAGAAGGTCCTCCCTCCTCCGTTTCAATCTTATTCAATTATTCGGTTAAAGAATACTTAATAAGCTTCATCATCTTGCCATCAGCAGGACGTAGAACCTTTAGGTTCATACTGAAAGTAGAGGGGTCGCCCTCGGCTTCCATAGTTAGAGTATTCTCAGAAGTTACCTTTGCCTTTGGAATTACTAGCTGGAAGAACTCATCTTCGCCACTAGCTTCACTACGAGCGTAAGTGTCTCCTGTGCAATAATAGTTGCCAGGGAAGGTTTCAGCAGATATTACAATTTCAGAAATATTCTTTCCCTCGATCGTACCTGTCAAATAGGCATAAGCAGCCTGGCTTCCTTCTTCTTGTGAAACATCTACCGAAGTACCATTTTCGTCATAAAGTTTAACTCCAGAAAGAGGCACCTTTGTACCACGAATTTCAATTTCTGCTGTACTACCAGCTGCCCCATAGGTTAGCTTTTTTACTTGAGCCTTGGGAACAGTCTTTATAATTTCAGACGTTGTGTTAATTACAGCTTCGCCATTGGTATCAACAGAGCCAAACATGATAGCCATAGACTTAGCAGAGAATAACGCATCTTCTAGAGTTACATTGATTTCCTTACCATAGTCCCACGTGATTAGCTCAGGATTACCTTTACCACCGCGGGCAGAAGTATTCTCGGCAGTCTGCTCGGTTGTAGAGACCTTTAATGTGTCAAGATATAACACAGGCGCTCCACGAGTACCGTCCTTTTCTAATTTATAAAAGGTAAAATCGCAAACTTCCTTGATACCATATCTATCTAGGATAGAAGCAGCCATATTTTATTTCCTCCTATTTTTTATCAGAATTATGTATCCAATATTTTGGTTTTACATCTTTACTACTCGCTCCAGCTAATAAGCTTCTTATATCAACTTCATATTTTTCCTTTTCTTGATATACACCTATCAACTTGGAAAAAGTAGTATAACTCAACTCTCCAACTGTAAGTGGAGTAATTCCAATACCCATACAACAAATTGAAATGAGTAAAGTATCAAGTGTTAGTCCTTCCTTTTTTGCTTTTACTTTATCACGATACCTTGCCTTTGCCTTCATTCTTTTTATCTTTAGATGTTCATTAGGATTAGGAGGGTCAATACTGTCTTCTCCCACACTATTTCTGATAAGATTTTGAAAGTCAAAAAAATTTTCACTGGTCAAAAAACGCAAATCGTCTAATGACTTCGCGCCTTCTAAGACTTTTTTCAAATCTCCAACTAAAATCTTTTTTTCTTCATAAATGAAAGAAACTGGTTCATGGATAAAAAATTCAAAAGCTTTGATAGAAAGAGCTTCTACTTGTTTATTATTAAAAGAAGAATTCAAAAGATACTCTAATGGAGTTAGAACATTTGACAATTCCATTTCTTTCTCCATGTACTCATCTTCAATTTCTTCTTGGGATAGGGTTAAAAGTTTTCGATAAACTAAAAAATTTTCTTCTGTAATAACCTGGCGAATAGTAGGAGAATAGACTCTACAAATCTTTTGGAAATTCGCCGGTTCATTTATCACAAAATGGCAATCAATCATAAGCAGTCAAGTCAAAAGTCATTTCATAACAGGACATTTCATCAGTTAGGAAGTTTATTTCAAAATCTCCTCCCCTAAGTCTGCCCATTCCATCAATAACTTTTCCATTTAGACTTTTTTGAATTTCACCCATTATACTAAAAGGACGAAGATTTGTCCCCTTCATTTTCCATTGAGTCAAAGGAACAAAAATTTCAATAGCTAAGACTATTCTTTGAAATTCAATATTTGAAGAAAGACGAGCGCCATCAATAACTCGTAATGAAATAAGACTCTTCGCGTCTTCTTTCGGCCCCATTCTAGGAACTATCTTTATAAGTTTATCAAAAACTTCATTTGTAATTTGGCCTTGTGTAAGGTCTTCTTTCTCCAAAGGAGCCTTATCACTATAATATAATAACTTTAGTAAATTCTGGTTAGTTGTTAGTCTAACCATTATTTTCTGAAGAAAAGGTCCTAGCTCTTCAAGGTCTCTTACCATCAGCATTTCCTCCTTGTAGCCAGAAGTAATCTTCTTCGTTATCATTTTCCTCCTTCTGAGGAGGAGGTGTCAAATCAAACTCATAAATCGGATCAACAGTTACATATTCTACGCCAGGTGAGGATTGAATATCATAACCGGTTACTCGATAGAATTCTCGATATGGTTCTTCACCTATAATAAAGTAATCATCTTTTTTTAGATACTGCGTCAAAGGCATAACAAAGAAACTTTCTTTGAGATTTTCAGCATAGATGGTATCCATACGACTACGAGATCTAATTTCATCTCTAAGCATATTGTTTTCTTGACCATACATATAAGCCCAACTTTCTTGCTCGGAGCCATCACGAGAATGCCAAACTAGATAATGCGTCATACGAAGCATTACATAGCGATTATAGCCACTAGCTTTTATCTCTTCAAGGTAATAAACCATCCAGGGCTTAAGTTCGTCGTTTTTGTCGGGTATCATCAAAATTGTACCAGGCGCGAACTCAACGTCAACTTTTACAAGTAAATAGTGAAGAGTTTTGCTGTCATCCTGCTTATATCGCTCAAAACTCCCACTTATATACTCATCATTATATTCAAAATCTACTCGATAAATACTTTTTTGAAGATAGAGGTCAAAATTCTGCTCACGCTTACCTTGGATACGAGATTGGTAATCTAGTCCGTACCGGCATAAGCGCTTTTCATATATATCAAAATAACTCATCTGATTTTCCTAATAAAGTCATACAGCTAAAAACTGTACTCCGAAAATAATCATATCTGAGATAGCGTAATGAAGAAATCTTATAATACAAAATATAGTAATTGATAGTTCGAGAAGTTTCTGGAATTCCTAATAATTCTGTTAGAATACTATCCAGAAACTTCTCCCACTCACCTTTCTTTTCAAACTCACACAAAAGTCCGAAAAGTTTATTTTTCAATTTATTACTATATCCTTCAGTAAAATCAGACATCCTGATACTGCTCCGCAAGTAGTCTATATGAAAACGGCTTGCGCTTTGGCGCGCGATAGTAAACTCCTTCTAGACGATGGACTTTTGCCTCTTCCTTTCTTAGAAGTTCAGTAAATTTACTAATAAGATTAGCCTGAGAAAAATCCCTTTCCTCATATAAAGGCTTTACATTTTCCCAAGTTAGAATGGTTCGATTCAACCACTCACATTTCATATAGCAGGCAATAATTTGGATTTCTTCATTATCTAGTTCTTCAAAAAAGTATTGTTCGTCATGTTCAAGAGACTTGCGCGGGAACTTGAACCAAGGTAGCGCGCCGTCTAAGATAGTTAGTAAGTCCTCTTCTACTTCTTCTTGTGTCCAGTTCAACCACTCGTCTTCGAGCATTTTAGACAGAAAGGCAGAATAGACTTTCTCTAAGGGGGTTCCCATTATTAGCCCTCCTTATCCTCTCTATTCAATCTAATAGCAGTTAGAATATCTTTCCCACAAGCCTTCTTTATAGCGTCGCACTTACCGAAATCTCCTAGCTCATTCTTGATAGCAAAATCAGCCAAAGCTAGCATCTGCTCATAGTTTAGAGTCTTTAGCTTAGCATCAAACTCAAACTGTGGCATAGCAGTCATCATCCGCTTCATATCATTATCACTCAAAATAATAATATTGACAGGTTCGGTAGCATCTTCAGGTTCAAGGCCTAGTTCCTTCTTTACCTCTAAGTCTTCAATATAAAGCATCCCAGTATCAATCATATACTTGAAGCCACTATCGTACATCATTTCTTCCAGAGTTTCTCTTTCGATAGGAATGCTGGCACCCTTATTGGGCCACTCGCGCTTGAAGCGCAAGTCAGAAATATTTACACTAACAGGACCTTGATGCTTACTAATTACTCTAATCTTCTCCATTTCAAATACTCCTTTTTACTCCTAAAATTTTTATATAAATCGAGGGAGGGAGTTTGTCCCTCCCTCGAAGAGAATTAGAAACCGTAAGGATTCTCAAAAGTCTGGGTAATTCCCGTATTCTGATAAATACCCCAGTTATGATGAGCTAGAATAGCACAGCCCATCTTTTTATAAGCATAAACTTCTAGAGAATTATCACGATTCTTGAAGTCATTGATTTGAGTGTTGCCTTCTAGAACAACCTTTACTACCTTCTCTCCACCAGTGGGTAGAATATAAGCTAGCTGAGGGTCAATCCAAGTTTTGGTGTTGGACTCATCAATGAAAGACTGAGGAATCTGAACAACAGGAGTTCCACGGAAGATATTGATATAACCAGTGTTGTGAATAGCATCAATATCCTGAGGATGATAAATACCATTAGTAGCATTAGCAATACCACTTACAATGGCGTCAGGGCCCATAGCACCTACGAACTCAGGAGGAGCAAAAATTACAACACCGTTGCCATAGGCACGAACAGTATTGATTACCTTTACCATCTCATCGGCTTCAAAGGTGTTAGAAACTACCTTATTAGCATCAGGACGAGCAGAAGCATTTACAGCAGCACGAAGAGCTTTATGAACCTCATAGAATACAGCGTCAGTCAGACCCTCGGTTAGAACTTGCAGAACCTCAGCCATGGTTTCAGCACCATCTAGCATACGCTCAAAGTCAATGGTAGCGCCTCCGCCGACAGCGTGACCAGCTAGCTCAAAGGTATCGCTATCTAAACGGAAGGTCTCATATACACCAGATAGGCCAACCTGAGTTAGGAACTTCTTAGCGCGCATCTTACCTAGACGACGCTTGAAGATGGCCTTCTGACCTTGAGGAACAGACTGAACCTCAGCGAACATACCGATGGCATCAATTACCTTCTTAGGCATAATCTCATCAGCAGTCTTAATTACGATATCATAAATATCATAACGATTCTTCATGAACTGGTTTACGGAACCAGCTAACTCCTTTAGACCATCTAGAAAAGCAGAATCCATATCTACATTCTGATTAGCATAGGTGGCAGGAACAGTACCCTTAGCGCAATGAAGGGCAATTTCTTGTAGCTCTTTAATAGTCATTATAATTTACCCTCCTTTTATTAGTCAGCTAACACTTGTAGCTTGATGCCCTTTTGGCCATCAGGCATAGTGTCAAAAGCAACAACCTTTAGCTTGGGACCAAAGGTACCAGCAGTAGCGGATAGCTTAGTCGCACCAGAAGCATCAGCCATACCATATACAGGAGTGGTAGCGCAAGCCTTTAGAGCGGTAATTAGAGCTTCCTCGGTGGTAAACTCAGTATCATCATAGCAAACACAGTTAGTGCGATACTTATCACCAACAGATAGGTAGCCTAGACGGGGGAAAAAGTCATCAGAACCATTTAGCTTGAAGTTCTTTAGACCAGGAGTCCGCTCATCATACATATGCTCAGTAGAATAAACTAAGCCAATAGGAAGAGACTCATCTTTAGGTAGCTTTACACAATGATTAGCATCATCAACAGCCAAAAGCATACCATTCTCAACAGGGATATTTGCGAAATCAGTAGCATTAGGAGCACACTGGGCCTCAATACGACCATCACGGCGGAAGGCAACATTATTTAGCTCAACTTGACCATAGCCACTAATTACTAGTCTTTTTGTAGCCATTTTATTTCCTCCAATTACTTGACATATTTAGCTAAGACGGCATCTAGACCTTGTAGAGGCACGTCTTTGGGAATTAGACCTTGACGGTCATTTTTGGAAAAAGCAGAAAAACCAGTTTTCTTCAACTCATAAGCTAGTTCCTTATCCAAATCGGATACAGAATAGTTAGCGCTATTTTCACGATAAGTATTTAGAACCTCTTCACTTAGATGTCCTTCATACTCAGCAAATACGGCCTCCTTCTGTCCTTTTTCAATCTGAGCTTTATACTCATTTAGAGAACTGTTTTCTTCTGTTAGTACTTGGACCTGGGCCTGAGCCTCAGTATATTGAGCCTCAACACCGGCCTTCTCTGCTTGTAAAGTGGAAACTTCGCCATTTAGTTCTTCAATTTTGGAACTAAAATTAGAATTTTCTTCTTTTAGAGTTTCAACATTCGCCAAATCCTCATTTACAAGTTCGTATGTACCACCATTCAATTGACGTAAGGTATCAACAGTTTGCTTTTCATTTTCAGTTACATCAATAATATAAACTTGGGTGCGTTCGCCTAGCTCAACACTATTAGTCTCATCATTCTTGGTATAATGAACTCGCTCATACTTGCCACTCTCATAATTATAAGCTAGAGCATAGTCATCAAAAACTTCACAAATAGCATAGCTAACTGTCCAGTTTCCTTCCTCATTATACTCGGTGTTCAAGAGAGACCAAAGAGCATCATACTTTTGGCTATCGGAAAGTTTGAAATTTATTTCCATCGTCTCTGTTCCTCCATTTTTAGTATAAATAGCTTCAATTTCTTGAATCCTCTTTATAACTTTATCAATACTAGTTTGAAATTCGAAGAAGCTCGCGCCTTCAAAGCAAGGCTCAACGTCATCTCCTAAAACTTGGAGACCTAAAAAGCATCCCTCATCAAACACAATGAACTTTTGCCCATCGTAAATTGCTTGATGATATTTTAAAGATGGCTCATAAAGTTCCATTGATTGAGATTTTCCTACAATGTCCCCAGCTTCGGCATAAAGCGCAGTAAAAATTAGAACATCTGCACAAGCATAAGTTCTTTCTATTCCGTCTTCATCAAGATGAGATTCCCAGCTGATATTGGGATTTTCGGGAACAATTCCATAAATTCTTCCCTCGCTTCTTCGACTTCCATGGTCAGTGTAGTCATCATATTCATAGATGCCCTTGACCGGCGCGTAAGGAAGAGTTTTTAGAAGTTTTTCCGCAAACTCATCCGTTATATAAGTACCGTTTCTATTACCATATTTATAGAAAATTCGGCACCGCGCCTTTGACAATACGTCATTATATTTTTCTATATTGCCATAAACAGCGACTGGAAACTCAAATTTATTCATCTATATTTAAGCCTCCTTGTTTGTCTTTTGACACTTCTTGTTCAATAGTAGTTTGTGCCTTTTCTTCTGTTTTCATTTCTGGACGTCCAGGATCTTCAGAAGTTCCACTTTGAGTGTAAGCTGAATTTAGAGGAACTAATTTTTCTTGAAGTTTTTCAACTTCATTCTCAAGTTCCTTCATACTTAAGAGCTCTCGCTGATTCAAGTCCATAACGGCGCCCGGTAAGAAGAAGCTGTATCCACTTTGAGCTAATTTGAAAGCATCAGTTAGATAATCACTTTGGTTATAAATAGAAACCGGTAGGATTTTATAAGTAAATTTTATGTTAGAATTTCCAAAAAGTTGGGTTAGAAGCTCACTAATAAATTTTGAAATTTTATTAGTAATTGGCATCATAAAGCTTATATCATTTAGGATAGAAGTAGACAAAGCTTGAGAACCAGTTGGTGCAAAAAGCTGGCCACTGACGCTAGCTTCAGCATAAACATTTTGAAGCATTTTCTCTAGATTGTTTGAAACAGCATCAGATGAAGTTTTTGAAACAATACTATCTACATCAGCGTAAGTAGTTAAAACGGAAAGGTTTTTATTTCCTTTCATCATGCCCACAGCGCCAGTGTGCATCTCGAGAGCCTCATCTGGCTCAAAAAGAAGAGCTCCATCCTGCAAGTGAGGTATTTTTTGAATGAGAATCTTACGAATTTCTTCCAAGTCTCTTTCTCTTTCAGTATCTACTGCTTCGTCATATTGGATTGTAGCAGGAATAACATTCAAGAAAGTCGGATTTCCCTCTTCAAGAATACTAAAATAAAGAGTGCTATCAGTAGATAATTTTATCCAAGAAATTTTAGTTTTACCTTTTTGATATCGACGATAAAAACTTATAACTTCTTTGGGGTAAATCTCTAAAACTTGATTTCGAGTATCTTCATCAGTAAAATGGTCAAAATAATTGACATTGAATTCAATAATATCTCTTCCATAGATGTCTCTAAATCTAGATTGACAATAAGAGGCCGGCAAATCAATCAAGACAAAAGACCCCTTATCCAAAGATGAAATTAATCCATAATACGCGCCATCAGTGAGAGCTCGTGTTGTAATTTTATTATATAAAATTGGAGGATTTATTTCATCTAGATAATCCAAAGCTTTATAGTATCTTTTCTGAGTAGTTTTATCAGAAAGCTTTTTCCCAAAACTTACTTTTGGAATCAAAAGACTCGCGCACTTTAAAAGATTAGCATAATAGAGGACAATAGCACGATATAGGCCATCTTTTAGGAAATAATTTCTTGAAAGTTCTCTTTGTTTTGATAAAGAACCTGAATTGATAATATTATCAATTTCTTCAGGCTTATAATCTTTTAGAGTGCGGGACCGAGAGCGCCAAGAAAGATAATCATAATCTCCATAAATTTCATCATTTTTGGAGACCATTCCGCTTGACGCTCTTCTAAAGGAGGCAAGGTCAAAATTTCTTTTGAACTCGGTATTTTGTTGTTCCAAATTATGCCCCTCCCGTAAAGAATATTAGGTTACGTTTTCCAGCGCCCCGTCTTTGTTGTTTTTTCATTTGGGCTTCTTCAATTTCTTTGATACGCCATAGACCATAAGCAAAGGCATAGTAGCGGTCGTCATGGAAGCGTTTGTTTATTGCTTCAAGGACAATATCCATACCTACATTTTTGACACGAAGATTTCCCATTTCTTCAAAAAGTTTTGTTGTTTGTTCATGGGGAAGTAATCGTTGGACTCGCTCACGCATCGTCATTTTTTGACCGAGCTTTGTCCCAAGAAGAGCATTGCGCGCCTCCTGCTCACTAATCAAAAACCGAACCAATCCGCCATTCAAACGAGAATAAGCATTTCCATTGATTTTTGATTTTAAAGGACCATTAGCTTTCATAGAATATAAAATAGGGATAGAATCTCTAGGTTGAATTTTTTTATAATCATCATTATTGAAAAAGCCATATGCAGGAAGCTCACGACCTCGCGCATCTGTATGAGTTTTTATCATCTCATCTGCGAGACCTAGACCTAAACCATTACAGTCGATCAAAACTTCTCTGGGGTTGTATCTCTCAATCAAAAGTTTCAAATCAATTGCTTGTTGTGTAAAGGTTTTTGTTTCTGCTTGTCTTCCAAGAACTTCAATATTGACGAGAGTTGAGTAGTATTTGCCATTCTTGATGTTTACTCGAAAGATACAAGCAATTGTTGAGTCTTGTAAGCGTCCTACGTCTACACTGATAAAGTAGAAACAATTCTGTTGATTTCTAAATTTCTGAGTAAATTCTGGATTTTTCTTTGTCCGATATTTAGAGAGCTTTTCAAAATCAAACCAAGACTCTTCGCTGCCTCCGGCCCAAGTTCCCATGAACTCTGATGCGAATGTCATTTCATTGTAGGCTGAAGACATCCTCAACTTCTCAACGTGTTTCTTATCAACCAGTCCATGCTGGGCAGGAATACGATAATCTAGACCCATAACAAATGCTCTTTTTGGGTCAATTATTGCTTGTATCATTGTTTCTATCAGAAGTGAATAAGCATAGGAAGACTTCATGCCTGCTGATGTTCCGGCGATAACTTGTTGATTACAGACTTCATAAGGATTCACTAAACCATTAGCATCGCGTCGAGAGACATTTAGCTGGGGAAGTATAACTTCGGAAATAATGTTGCCATCGGCATCGCGCACTTCGTCCAAGAATGTTACATGAAGGCGGAGACCACGTGATGAGTCTGTGGCGCCCTCGCAAGTAAATTTAGAACCATTCTTAAAATAGAGTTCGGCTACATCTTTTGAAAAGTTCATGTGAGGTTTTCCCATAAAAACTTCAAGTTCTTTCTCCAATAAAGGCCAAATCTTGATGATTTCTTCTACTTTTTGTCTCATAATTTTTACGCCTTGTGTCTTGACAGGAGCAACGATTGAACACTTATGATTAGGGATAAAGACACACTGAAGATAGAGTCCGAGAACACTTAAAAATGACTTTGAAGCTGCGCGAGTTGCGGTAATATAGATTTGATTATAACGCATGAGGGAGCGTAAAAATAATCGTTGATAAGGAAATAAATCAAATTGAGAGTCAGTAGGTTTTATTGTATCTAAATAGATATCAGGATAAACCGTATAGAGTTGAAGTTCTTCTTCTAAAAACTTCTCATTTCGTTCTAAAAAATCCTCAGTTATAACAATTCCTTTCTCTAATTCGACCCCTTCTCTAAAAAGACGATTTTGGGAGTTATAAATTGAAGTGGGGTCGCGCAAAGTAATTACAGCCATTAGAGAGTTCCTCCTGCATCAAACTCCTCACTTTCATCCTCTTTGAAGGCTTCGGCCTCATAGACGTCTGCATCAAAGTTATCCGCTTGGAGGTCATAAAAATTATCTGTTTGAGCAACATTCTGAAGAGCTTGAAGTCGCGCAGTCACCTCATCTCCAAGGCCACCTTCGTTTATATATAAACGCTGGTTCCAAGCTTCAATATTTTTCAAAGTTTCATCAATAACATCTCTAGTAGTATTATCATAGAATTTGTTTTGGTGTCCGCGCTTTTCGAGCCAGAACATCAGTTCTCCAACACTATCAAAGTCAGTTGCATTTTTGACTGATTTAGGAGTAAAATCTGCTGTCTTGACAATCTTATCATAAGATGAGAGAAATTTGTCGACGTCTTTGTCGCCAGCGCGGATTCGTTTATCTATTTCTAACGAAAGCTTACAAAGCTTTTGAGCTTGGTCAATAGCTAGCGCGCCGGATACGTTTTGAGAAAGAAGCAAACCTTTATAAAGGTCTTCTAAATAATAAAGTTCATCATCATCATAATTGCCTCCCCAGCGTCGGCGCAACTCCTCAAAGTGCTTCTCCTTTACCAATGGAATCTCATCCTCAATAAGTCCAACCTTTTTTAGTTCGAGATATTGGGAGTTATAACTATCCCATCCCAAGTTCTTATATTCTTCTGTTGCAAAGACTTTCGCATAAACGCCCCAAACAGTATCATCAGAATTCAAATCTCTCAATCTCTCAAACTCCTTCACAATAAAAGGAATGTCGGCCCATTGACAGATTTTGTCGACCGCGTGCCAACTAAACTCATTCTGTTTAAGATAACGAGTAATACAATCATTACAAATAGGAAGTACTCCATCTGGGTAGAAAATTGAATGAGTTTTTGTAAAATCTTCTTCTAGTTGTTGTTGCTTACAGCGCGGGCATTCTTTTGTAAGAAATGAGCGTTTTTGTTTTGGTATATTCGGTTGTAGTGGCATTACTACTAATCCTCCTTTTTATTTATTGACTTTTTTGAGGATTTTTATGAGTTCGCGCTGACAAGGCCGAGATAGTTCCGAAAATTTTTGGAGTAAATCACTAAATAAGTCTGAAAAATCACGGGTTTCGGATTTTTGAGAAGCTTCGTTATTAGGCGTAGTTTGCGCGGGCTCGCTCTTTTTCTCAACGAGCTGAACGCCTAAAAACTTACAAAGACCCACAAACTCAACAGCTTCTAATCCTACCAGTAGCTCCATAAAAGTTTTTGTACGGTTATTTTTATCCATAGTCTTCTCCTTTATACCAAAGGGGCTTCGCGCCCTTCTCTTTTATATCGTAATAGTCGGTCGCACTTCTTACACCGACAAGAATACCCATCACGAGAACTTTGTCTCCTCATAAAATACTTAGTATCCAAAAGTAAAGTCCTCCCACAATCCTTACAACATTTGAAGTTTTCAGGGAAAAATAAATTTTCGGCGTGCTCACGATGAGTAGTGGCGGTCGCGCAAATTTTTAGGAGGGCTTTTTGATGAAAGATAGTGGAGACATAGTTTGAGTTATAGGTTTTGTTGTATTTTTTATTGATGTATTCGACGATTGGCTGGTTTTGCTGATGGGCCATTTTTAGTCGGAAGACATCTTCTTCGAGGGGAGTCAAATCAGCTAGGGACTTATACCATTCGAATGTTTCGAAGAGCGCGCGCAACGTACTTTCAAGAGGCAAGGAGTCGATTCCTTCTTCTAGGGTATCCCAAATCTTTACCAAAGCTTGGAGATGCGCTAAGTCCTCAAAGTCAAAGTAGCGAGAGGAGCGAGGAGCCCAGATTTGGGCTGAGAGCGCGCGCTGGTCTTTTTCATTTTTTAGGTCTGAGGGAATTGGGAGACGTCCTTCGGGGAAAAGGAGCCGCGCTAAATTTGAAGCTCCTTTGAGGCCGAGTGGGTAGATAGGGATATCTGCATCAAAGGTTGGGGTTTCGAGTGGGTTGTAGGTATGGGGGATAAAGCGTTGGAGTTTTGTTTGGTAGAAGTCTTGGAGAGTAAATTGTTCGCGTCGTTTTTCGATTAGAAGGCGTTTTTGTTTTAGGTAGGAGTAGGGATTTAGGAGTTTTGATTTTTCTTCGAGGTTTTGGAGTTCGGAAGGGCTAAACTGGGCGCGCAGGTCTTCACGCATATGGTCTTTTTTACCTGTCCGAACTTCATAAGTAGAAAGTTGGAAGTCGATTTCGTCGATTTCGCGCCAGAGGGGCTCCAATAGGGCGAGTATATGGGGCGGGGCATTTTTGCGCGCGAGTTGGCGTGAGAATTTTTGTTTTGAGGTTTTGGTTGGGGTATCACTTATGGGGCGGATTGAGTCTTCATTGAAGGCGGGGCTTTCACGTAGCTCATCGAGAGAGATAATTGGACGAGATGACCAGGTAGACTTTAGTTCGATTCCGGAACTTTTATCGGAGGAAAGACCCTCAGAGTTTTTACCCCATAAGAGGTAATCGGCGATTTTTTCGAGTTCGGAATTTGTAAGGGGTTTTTCTGCGTCGAAGTTTTGAATATAGGTTTGGACGTATTTAGCGCGGGCTTCATCACTTGAAAGTGAGAAGTCGAGATTTAGACGATTCATTAGTACGCTCCTTATAAATAAGCCAAGAGATGATTGGCTCTTAGTTTCTATCTTTATTATACCATAGGAGAGAGATCAGAGTCAAATTTTCGGGGAGAAAAATCGGATAAGTAGGAATTTTTGAATTTTAATCTCGGTGGGAAAACGAAATTTTAATTTCGGTGAGAAAATTTATGGGCTTTGTTTTCGATTTTTAATTTCGGTGAGAAAATGTTCCAGACCCGATTCGGGCGAGGGATGGCAAAATGCACAATTTTACAAAATATCCCCCTCCTCTTTTTGTGCATATTTTAACCTGAAAACGCCTAAAAAAATGTTGACATTCGGGGTATAGTGTGATAATATAATAGACACAAGGGAACAACAGAGCGGAGCGGGCCGACTGCTTGAATGCGGTGTGGATCTTGAAAATTGAAAACCACAAAAACCAGAAGAAAGGAATTTTTTACCATGAAAAACTTTACTATTTTGACCAAAGAAGACGCTGTGCGTGCGCTGGATTCCGCACGCTATAACCCCGCTATTGATAGCGGTTATTTCGGACGTATCACTGAAAATCAGTGTGCAAGGCCAAAAAGCCGCAAGAAGTGCGTAAGCTCTGCGGGTCAAGCTGACGTTCATATCAAGTATAATGGGCGTTACATTCCGGCAGAAGTCAAGACGAATGGCGGACGCATTGACAGCCTCATTGACGGCACGAACAAGAGCAAGTTTGTTATCTATGTCATGGAATACGTTCAATGTCATAAGGCTGGAAAAAAGACAGAAGCATGGGAAGAGCGGCGTTCCGTCGGCCCGCTTATCATTCCTACCGCCTTATTCCTGAATTGTGTTCAGGAAGTAAACGCTATAAAGACAGTAAATAAGCACGGCGAATATGACGGACTGGGGATTCAAGTTAGCTCTAAAAAGCTGTATCAAAGACTACTGCAATGGCCTGTTGAGTTTGACCGAACAAGAGACTACACAAGCGCAGACTTTGAGGGGCTGACCCTGTAAGTATCAAACAATAGGGCTGGGCTGAATAAGCCCAGCCCACCAGAGGAAGGAACATAATTATGAGTATCGACTTTGTGAAGAAGAACCTCAATCGCTATCTGAACTATGCGAAAGCTCCGAACAATGGCTTCGTGGCCAGAGATTGCTATAATGTGGCATTCGGTATGGCACACATGGCGGCGTGTATCGCCTATGAACGAGGCAATGGAGAGCTGGGCAAGGAAATCGAAACGCTGTGGGATGATACTTACAGAGACCTGTTTCTGCAAGCCTACTATAAGGAACTGACCCAGCAATAAAAAGAACGCTGGCCTATCGGCGAGACGGGGAGAAAGGGAATACCATGAACTATCGTTTAGTTATCCGCTGGCAGAGAACCTGTGAGGTGAGTACCACTCCATTCAATGATACTGAGGACGCATGGAGCCTAATGCATTGCTTGGACTGCGCCATGGAGAATGGCGCAGAGGTAGGCTATGAGCTTCAGTATCGGAACGAGAACGGAGACATTGAAGTCATCGACTATGCTGGTGAACCCATTGGAGAATGGACGAACGTCCGCTGGAACTAAAATGAGGCTGTGCTATCGGCATGACGGGCAGAAAGGAAACATTATGAATTATCGTCTTATCGTTCATTATTGGGTTACCGACGTTGTCACTATTCAGCAATTCGCAGACTTAGACACCATCAAAACTATCACCAACTATCTGTGTAATGCCATAGATAGCGGCGCACGACTTGCCTATGAAATCCAGCAGCGGAGCTATTTCAGAGGAATTGAAACCATTGACTATTACGGCGATGTAGGTCGGTGGAAAAACGATAACTGGGATGAATAACAAAAAGGTGCGTATAATCGAAAAGAGGGAATTCTTCCCTCTTTTCTTTTTCCGAAAAAGTTTGTGAATATTTTCACAAAAAATTTAGACGAAGTAGTTCCAAAGATTGTGAATATTTTCACAAAAAATTTAGACGACGTTCGTCTAAAAAATATTCTTCTTGACTTTTTCCGAAATTTGGTATATAATTTAGATATACTGAAAAGGAGATTTCTAAAATGGTTGTTATCGCTGTGCTGTGTATTCTGTGCGCTGGATTTGCGTGCGCTGGTATGTCCTTTATGGGTGCGTGTTCATTCGTAAAAAGCCATGATTGGCATTACGCTGTGGGAGCTGGGCTGTATGCGCTGGGAGCTGTATTTTTCATCGGCTGGATTTTTTCTATGGGCTGGTAAAGAAAGGAAAAAAGATTATGAAACGAGCTATTACTAATACTTACATCTGTATTAACACCGAGGGACAGGCGCTCCCCATTATCGCCCGCACGGGAAATGAAGCCTACAATATCGTAAAGGGAGTCTTGCGAAACGCAAATATTGTAAGCGTTCGTCGGGAATTCAAATCCGGCAAACTGGGTAAGGAGATTCTGAAAATCAAATAAAGCAAACAGGACGAAAACTTTAAGTAAAAAGCAGTAGATTTTTCTACTGCTTTTTCGAAAAGAAAATTTAGACGAAATTCGTCTAAAAAATATTTTCCTTGACTTTTTAGAATTTATCTGTTATAATAAAACCATCAAAAGAAAGGAAGTAAAACTAAAATGAAAATTGTCATCATCCTCTACATCATCGGAATCATCGTTTATTGGGTTGGTATCCTCAATTTTGCTTCTGTCGCAAAGAGAAACTGGAACGATATTGATGAAAGTCTCAAGGAAATGCGGAATAAACGCTCGAAAGCCTCTTGCCGTCTTGCCTTGATTACATGATCGCTTATTCCGGTACTGAATTTCCTTATGGGGTTTCTGTATATTTCCAACCCATTCTATTTCTTGAAGAAGAAGTAAAAAAGAAAGGCAGTAGAGAAATCTACCGTCTTTTTTCTAAGAAAAATAATTAGACGAACTTCGTCTAAATAATCTCTTTTCTAAAAAGGTATTGACAATTCAAGTTTTATATGATATACTTTATTTACAGTAAGGGAAGAAAGACTTCTCAAAAGAAAGGAATAAAAAAATGAAAACTATTAAGACTACTACTACTATCAATAGCGCCGGTGCTATCTATCTTCGGAACACTATCCGTAAGGCTCTGAATTTGGATAATGGCGACAGGCTGAGCTTGGAAGTCGTTGACGGCGCTCTTATCATCAAGCCCTATTTTGATATTAAAGATTGGGCAAATGGATACCTTCTTCTTCATGACCTAAACGTTCCTGCATCTTATAAGATTGGTCGAGACCGTTTAGCGGGCATTACTACCGTTATTCTTCCTAATGGAAATATTGGCGTCGCCCAGTGTAGTCCAAATGACGCTTTTGATGATGTAGTCGGTGAAGCCATCGCATTGGCTCGCGCCTTGGGCGAAGATAATGAAATTCCCGAAGAGGTTTTTGAATAAAAAGAAAGGGAGAAGAAATTCTCCCTTTTCTTTTCGGGAAAAAAATTTAGACGAAGTTCGTCTAAATAATTTTATACTTGACAAATAAGAAAATTTCTGCTATAATTTAATTACAATAAAGGAAAGGAAAAAATTTATGACTATTTATTTTGATATGGACGGCACGATTGCCGACCTGTATGGCGCAAAAGACTGGTTGCCTCGCTTGCGGGCCTATGACGCAAAAGTCTATGCGGAAGCTCAGCCTCTTTGTAATATGAATATGCTGGCCCGCAAGCTGAACAAAATTCAGAGAAAGGGGGTAAAGATTGGCGTAATTTCGTGGGGAAGTAAGGATAAGAGTTCCGCTTTTCTTGAAGCTGTAAAAGCTGAAAAAATGCGCTGGTTGCGTCAACATTTGAGGAGTGTTTCCTTTGATGAAATTCATATCGTAGAATATGGCACAAAAAAAACGAGTTTTCGTTCTTCCTCTGACGATATTCTGTTTGATGATGAAACAGGAAATCTGATTGATTGGAGGATGGGCGGTTTTCATCCCGATGCAATGGAAAGCGTTTTGAAAATTTTGGCGAAATAAAGGGAAGAAATTCCCTTTTTCTCCAAAGTAAAATTTAGACGAATATCGTCTAAAATAAAATTTTTATAAATTTTACTTGACAAATCCAATTAAATATGATAATATGTAAATACAGTAAAGAAAGGAGAGATTTCTATGAATACTACTGATTATAAATCCTATGAAAATTTATTTGGGGGAATTCCCGAAGAAACTGAAATTGATAAACTTATCAAAATTCTTAACACTCAAGGAGTTTGTTGTCCGATAGATTGGAAGTTTGTGGAATTATATGGTCGGCCACAGGTTATTTTTCTGAATCCGGAAACTGGGGAACGAATTGGAGACGCCGTTTGCCATTTTGGGAGTTATGGACATGAAAGGGGTTTAATTGAAGTAATGGGTTTTCCATTCTGTGATGAAGAGGATGTCGTAGGCTTTTTAACAGCGGATGAAGTCATTCATCAAATAGAAGAATGCTGTTAAAAGTTTTGAAAAGAAAGAAGGAAGGAAATTCTTCCTTCTTTTCAGGGAAATTTAGACGAAAGTCGTCTAAAAAATTTTATACTTGACAGTAATTAAGAGAAATGTTATAATGAGTATAACAAAATGAAAGAAGGTAAAGTAATGACTGCGTTTGAAATTCGAGAGGAACTGGCAAACCGATACAATTTAGAAATTCGCAATGTCTGCTGTTATCATTGTAAATACTGGGGCTTTAACTGCGGAAAGGTGTTGAATTCTCAGTGCGAAAGCCGTTGTACCAAGAGGATGAAAGACTGGACGTGGGCAAGTCAGTATTGCCGTGGCTTCGTTCCGAAATCAGGAAAGTAAAAGGAATGGCACATTTTGTGCCGTTTCTTTTTCACTTTTTTATTTAGACGAAAGTCGTCTAAAAAATATTTCTCTTGACTTTTTAGAAAATATCTGTTATAATAAAACCATCAAAAGAAAGGAGATAAGCAAAATGGAAATTATCAAAGCTCCCACTTATGTCAAATTGACAGAGAAAGAGCGGAAAACTCTGCTCGATGCCTATGACATTCTGAATGAATTGTATGACATCACCGCCGATAATGACTGCGAGTATGTAGACGATACTTGCGGGAATGAGTATGACAGACTAGACATTGCGCTTACGGCTAATGTGCTTCAGATGATTGCCCCTGCTGAAAAGGTGGAAATCCGTAAATAAAAAAATGTGGGAGAAATCCCACATTTCTATTTAGACGAAGTTCGTCTAAAAAATCTTCTCAAAAAATTTTTGAAAAAAGTATTGACATTTTCAAGAAATCTGATATAATAGATAATGTCAAGAGGGAAAACCGAATGACAAATAAAAAATGGGTGGCGACCTATCCGCCGATGAAAGGAGAAAATTATGACTAATCGTGAGTTCTTCAATGCTGTCATCAAGGCTAATGTGAATGACGAGCTGACCAGCCATGCCACCGCTGAGCTGGAGAAGCTGGACAAGCGGAACGCACAGCGCAGTTCCAAGCCCAGCAAGACCCAGCTTGCAAACGAACCTATCAAGGCGCATCTGCTGGAGATTCTGGCCGTCAAGCCCATGACGGCAAGCGAAATTCATGAGGTGGACACAGACCTCTCCACGCAGAAGATTAGTTCTCTGTGCCGTCAGCTTGTAGAGGCTGGCAAGCTGGCAGTTGAGGAAGTGAAGATTCCCAAGAAGGGCAAGCAGAAGCAGTACAGTCTTGTGACCGAGTAAAAAGAATGGGGCGGTGAGAAATCACCGTCCCTTTTTTGGAAAAGATTATTTAGACGAAATTCGTCTAAAAAATATTTCTCTTGACTTTTTAGAAAATATCTGTTATAATAAAACCATCAAAAGAAAGGAAGAATAAAAATGTCTGATATAATTGTTGCTGGTTTGCTTATAGGTGGTATTATAGGTCTGCCTATTGGTTTAATTATTGCCATAGGGCGTGATACATGGTGGGGTAAAGTATTATCATTCATTATCTGTTGTTCCGTCTTTTTCGGCGTGGGCGTTCTATTTGGACAGGAACACACCAATGACCGCAACGCTTTCAATAATGGCATATGCGTCCAATGTGGCGGAGAATATCGCATGAGTGGCGCAACAAGAACTCGCATGGGAAGCGAAACCTTTTATTATACTTGTCAAGACTGTGGTTGGACTATTGAAACTAATTGTCTAATGAATAAACACTAATAAAAATAAAGGGATGGTGCTTTGCACCGTTTCTTTTTTCTTCTTCCTATTTAGACGAAGTTCGTCTAAATAAAATCGACCTCGCCACTTCACCACACTAAAGTAATAAAGAAAATTTGAAATTCAAAAAAATTTTTGTTATAATAATTTTAGAAAATAAAAAAAGGCATTGACAAAAAACAAAATCTATGCTATACTGTATTTACAGTAAAGAAAGGAAGTGCTTTGAATGGCAAAGAAAAGTGAAGTCGTGAAGATGGATTTCATGCAGAAAGTCAAGAATTTTCTCGAAAGCGAGGGAGAAACTGTTCTTCAGATTAAGAGCGGAGCGTATTCAATTCCGTGGGCGCTGGATGGCGATGAGGGCTATCTGAACCTCACTTTTAGTGTTCCCAAGGGAACGAGAGACGGCGACCTCTTTGATGGCTATGAGGAAGCTGAAAATTACCGTCTTGAGAGTGAAGCCAAGGCCAAGGCCAAGGCAGAAAGAGAGGAGAAGAAACAGAAGAAAATGGAGAAAGACCGCCTTGCACGAGAAAAGGCAAAGTCAAAGAAGTCCGAACGAGAAAACACAAATAACGAGTAATCGAAAGGGTGGCGAGAAATCGTCACCCTTTTTTCTTACAAAAAAATTTAGACGAAATTCGTCTAATAAATTTTATACTTGACAATTACAAAAATCTTTGTTATAATTTAGATATAGTAAAAGAAAGGAGAAATTATAATGAATATTGACTATAAAAATCTTTCAACAGAAGGCTTACTTCACAACTATAAAGAAATCTCCAACCTTTTTTATTTGCCATATGTTCCTATGCCTGAGAGGGAAAATCTTTACATTATCCGAAAGAGTATTCTAAAAGAACTTCTTTTTAGATTAGAAAAAGAATATCATTGAAATTTTTATAAAAAGTAAATTACGGGAGAAATAATTCTCCCTCTTTTTATTTTTAGACGAACTTCGTCTAATTTTTATTTTTTGAAAAAAGTCCTTGACTTTTCCGGAAAATCTGATATAATAAATAATGTAAGGAGAACGACGGTAAACCCTTATAATAATTTTGATTGGAGACTAAAAAAATGAATATTTGTATTTTCGACACGGAAACGACTTCTCTTGAGAAGCCTTTCTGCTATAATATCGGCTATCTTATCGCCGATAGTGAAAGCGGGGAAACGCTTGTAAAGCGTGAGTTTGTCGTGGAACAAGTATGGCATAATACAATGGTTTTTTCGTCAGCCTACTATGCGAATAAGCGGCCCATTTATGTAAAGGCCATGCGCTCCCGTGGAATTGTTATGGACAAATTCGGCTATATCACGCAGACAATGGCACGAGATTTCAAAGCGTTCAATGTCGAACGGGCTTTCGCTTACAATTCATCTTTTGATGAAAAAGTGTTCAATTTTAACTGTGATTGGTTCAAATGCATAAATCCTTTTGATACCATTCCTATTTCCGATATTCGGGGCTTTGTTCATCATTTCATGATAGATGAAAAATTTTTCAAGTGGGCAGAGAAACACGAAGCATTTACCGAAAGCGGAAATTATTCCACCACCGCCGAAACCATCACGCAATACATTAGGAACAATCCCGACTTTTCCGAAAGCCACACCGCTCTTTCTGATACGTTGATTGAAACCGAAATTCTGTTTCATTGTTTGAAAAAAGGGGCAGATATCAACGGAGACTATATTACTCGCCGTTCCATTCCTCGAAAAGTCAGAAAGATTTTCACGATTGACACCAAAGGCGGAAAGTTCACCATTGAGGGCGAAAGCGCAACTTACTACAAAACAAAGAATACTTTCAAAATTCGTTGAATTTAGAGGGCTTCACCGCTTTAAGGCGGTGAAGTTTTTTCGGAGAAAAATTTAGACGAATATCGTCTAAATTTTATTTTTGTCAAATTTTCCAGATCTTTTTATTCGGCGCCGGCCACTGTCAAATTCTACCCTTTGTCAAATTTCGAGCGCGCAAATAAGCTGCGACCTATAAGCTGCAAACAAGCTGGGTATCAATTTTCTGTAAAAAAGCTGGCACAGCTCCACTTTCTAAAAAAACGCATTTTTAGCGACCGTAAAATTTGAAAATTCCCTATTTTTACGCTATAATATATATAGAAAGTCAAGGAAGACTAAAAAATAAAACGCTCCTAAGCTGGGAATAAGCTCCAAAAGAAAACGGCTACGGCACATCAAGCCACCTGTCAAATTTTAGGTCGTAAATTCTTCTGTCTTTATAAAGCAACAAGGAGCAGAAAGAGGTATTTTATGACTAATCGTGAGTTCTATACTGCTGTTTCCAATGGTGAGATGAATGATGAGCTGATGGCCAAGGCTGCTGAGCTGCTGGAGAAGATGAATGAGACTAATGCAAAGCGCGCGCAGAAGGTGCTGGAGAAGAAGCAGGCAGCTGAGGATGAGAAGGCTCCTATCCGTGAGGCTCTGCTGAATGCGATGGGCGATGAGGGCATGACTGCTTCTCAGCTCATTGAGGCGGCTGGTCTTACCGATGAGGTAAAGGTAGCGTCTGTTCCTTCTCTCCTGAAGCCCTTCGTACTGGATGGCACTGTGGAGAAGGTTGATGTAAAGGTCGAGGGCAAGAAGGGTCCTCAGCGCGGCTACGTCAAGGTTAAGTAAGGAAAAGAGGAGTAGGATTTATTCCTACTCCTCTATTTTTTTATTATTCTGAAAATTTGACAACGCTCTGAAATTTTGGTAGAATAAAATCAAAGAAAAATTTGACTTCGCGCTAACTACGCTCTATAAGTACACATTATAAGTACACATAAGGTGTACGCATTTTACTTACATATTATACTTACATATTATACTTATAAAATTTGCTTACTAATAAAATTTGCGCCTGACACATTTCCACTTTCAAAGACACATTTCCACTTTCAAAGACACATTTCCACTTTCAAAGACACATAATCACCCCTTTTCAACTCTTCTTACCCTCAAAGACCCCTACCTATTCCTATATGTCGCCTTTGGACGTCCCTTGGCAGTACCATTTTTATATAGCTAGTCTCTTCCTATAACTACGAAAAAACTTATACGCTCTATAAGTACACCTAATAAGTACACATTATTCTTACTTCTATTCTTACTTATATTTGTACTCCTTTAGTCCTATTCCCCTTTACTTATCCCCTCTATTCATACCCCTCTTATCTCCCTCCTTTATAAGTACGCCTTTACTCGTATTTATATTCGTACTCCTATATTTATACTCCTTTATTTTATCCCTTCTTTTCTTACCCCTTCTACTCTCCCCTCTATATATACATATAATATGTACACCTTTTTTCGAAAAATTTTTCCCAAAAAAATAAGTACGCCTAAAAGCGTACCCAAAAATTTTCCCAAAATTTTTACTTATTATAATTACTCCTCCCCTTTACTCTTCAATAGGAAAGTAAATTTCAGCTATTCTTTCTATAAAATTTTGAACACTAAATTTTGGAGGCTTTATGAAACAATCAAAACTAATGAAAAAAATTACAACGGCTTTGGATGAGCTGGGAGTTCCCTACTCTTTGAACATATCCTATCGAGATTGCCTGTCTCCTTTGGGATATCCATTACTATGGAAACTGAGGCTTACTTGGCGCGGGTCCGTTGTTTTAGTTGAAGAACGATACCACGATATTTCGCACGCCCCTAACCCTCAACGCCTTCAACAAATCAACGCCATAAAAGATAATTACGCCTCTTCCCATAAAATTCCTCTACTCCTAATCTGGGACACGGACTCCTCCCTTATATCTCCCGAATGGTTCTCGCGCCAACTAGACCTAATTATAACTCAAGACTTTTAGGAAAAAGACCTACCTCAATCTGAAGTAGGTCTTTCATTATATTCACAATCTTCACATTCAAAAAGGTCTGATAACTCCCTATCCTTTTTCAAACAAAAGGTCCTATCTCCTGGATAGACAAAGCCTTCCTCACAACTCAGAAGTGCCCTCTCCACCTTCAAATACTTACATCTTTTATCCACATACTTTTCAGAAATTTACGACAGATTTCTTCAACTTCTTCTGGATGGGTATTCCAATACTCTTTGAATTTATTATTATCCGCCATGATAGCATCATACAGGTCTTGTGTCAGTAAAAGTTTATCCATAATAACCTCCATCGGCGCACATCCATCTTAGACTCCTTCCCACACAAAAATTTCTTCATCAACCCCATTCAACATCGGCTTTATTACTTCCTCGATTGCACGCACGCAAACATCATGAGTCTTAAAAGAAGGTCCGAACCTTTGGATTTCCGTACAAGTAATAGACCATCTACGAGTTGCTCTATTCAAAATAGGATAATAGTTCCCGCTTCCACCATTCTCCATAGAAAAACGCCACAAGCACCGTTCAAGCTTTTCATAGAGAGCGCGCCGTTGAAGAAGTTCCGCATCGATACAGTAATTCGCGCAATTATGATATTTCTCAATGAAACACAAAGAATTCTCTTTATGCGTCATTACATCTCCATTACTACCAATTAAATAAAAACTTTCTCCCTCTTTGACCCTCTCAAAAGGATTGCTCGTCTTCGGCTTCAGAATAATATTACCCTTACTATCAATTACAAAATTCTTCCAAAAATTTTCGGAAGTAAAATCATAAGTCTTCCCATCAATCTCAAACTTTATAGTTCCCATTCTTAGTCCTCCTCTAAAACTTCATAATCTACATCATCACATTGAACATCCAACTGCTCATACAGATAGTCCATAATGTCATCCTCAGTAAGAGAAAGATTATATGGAATATCAACAATCTTAAAAGCAGAGTAGCGAGCAATAACTTTCATAAAATCATTCCTTTCCTATTTTCTATATATATTATACACTAAAATATAAAAAATTTCAAATCTAAAAAAGAAAACGACCACGCTTAATTGGCGCGGTCGCTCATCTTTTGTTTCAAATCGGCAACAATCTTATCAAGCCGAACCGGCGCGCAATCATGCGCGTCTACCTCGCAATGGTAAATCATTCCAATTCCCCAATCTTCGAAGGGGTCTTTTGTATGACTATGCCCACACAAATTCACCAGGCACTTCTTCAATGGCTTCCCAACATCAGCGCGCGTCGTAATCGTCGGATAGTGAGTCAAATAAAACTTATAGCCGTCATAACGAAGATAGAGACTATTATTCGCCTCCACTACATTCGGAAGCCATTGATAGAAATTCCAGCGAGTATCTACATCGTGATTCCCTCTTACGATATGAAGCCGCCCCTTCAATCTCCGAAGCATTTGGAGATTTACCTCTGGCCCCATCACTAAATCTCCCAGCACATATACATCATCCTCGTAATCAACTACCTCATTCCACTTATAAATAATAGTCTCATTCATATCTTCAACATTTTCAAAGCCTCGCGCGCCGTAGATAAAATCTTTCGAATGACCTAAATGGAGGTCACTCACAATGAAAATAGCCATTACTTATCGCCTCCTAATCTATCAATAATCTCCTGTCGAAGATTCTCAGCTTTGTGTTCTTCCTCTTCCAATTTCTTACGAATATTCTCTACATCTCTTTCGACCATAATACTCAAACTTTTAAGGGAAGCCTTCTCCTCCTTGAAACGCGCCTCTCGCTCATGCTGTCTTGTGCGCATTTTCAACCAAAGAAGAAATCTCCAAAAATCAAAAAGTGTCTCCATTGCAATACTCGTAGAGATATAAGTTTCATACGAATCTCCTCTATCATCAGGAATCCTCTCTTTCCGATGATAGATGTAATTACTATATCTATCCCACCTACTCGGCGCGAGCTCATAAATCCGTTGGAACTCTCCAAAAGACATTCTTACACCTGCATTCTTGTAGCCATCTCGCCACTCTAAAAATGACCATCCGAGAAAATAAAAAATAACAAAAACAATTACCAACAAAGTAAAAACCAAACTAAATACCAAACTAAACTCCTCTCTATTCTTCAATAAGTTAGAGCTTTTGATTTTTCTTCCAGACTCTAATTACTATCTTTCTTCTGAATGTCTAATCTCTCTAAATTCTATCGAGGTTTCTCGTGGAGATTTTTCCGATGGAACTTTACAACTGTTGAATGTCAAAAATTTCAATCTTATCTTCAGCAACCTTATGACTCCATAAATCTCTACAAAGTTCTCTAATTTGCTCTCTAAACCAATCAATGAATTCCTTTTCAGTCATTTCTTGAATTTTGTTGTAATTTTCAAGAAATAGTTTTATCATACATCTATTTTCCAATAAGGAATAGGAATCTGCTTTTGTTTATCATGAATCGACAGTCTTCCAAGCAAAAGATACAATCCGAAAACTTCTTCTGAAGAAAGAGTTACGCCAGTATAAAAATTATCTTCAAGTTTCCTTTGAAGTTCCAAATAAGTCATCAAATATCCTCCCTTTCAACACGATTTTTGAGCTTCTTCAGCGCGGTAAGATACTCATTATCCAAAGATAGGTTATCTAATTGTATTTGAAGAGCTTCCTTATCACTAGCTCCAAGACACCAAACCTTTCTACTCTGGATATCATCCAGAACATCACCAATCTCTTTATTGATAAGACCCTCCAGCCAACTCTTTACGATTTCGTTCATCGAAGTTCTCCTTTCTTACTTCAAGTCCTCCAAACCCTCAATACTTCTTAGTGCTTCACAAATGATATTCCAACTCTTCTGATAGGTCTGCGCGCCATTTGCGAACGGAGGATGGGGAACCATGGAGTTCCACTTAGCATAGGAAGTCTCATAATGACGGTTCGTAGTAGTGGGGAGCATTGCCAGCCGATACTGGAGATACATAGCCTTCTTGATGTAATGATAACGAGTCATATTTTTGATCTTCCTTTCTTACTTTCTATATATAGT